AGCCCCACGAGCGCGTCGGCAATCTTGATGGGGTTGAGGCTCTTCACCGCGTCGAAGACTTTGACGATGACCAGCGCGATGTCGATGAGGTCGAAGATGGGCGCGAACGGCCCGAGCGCGGTGTTTATCTGAGCCATGATGTCGGCGATGATGGCTCCCGCGTTCGGGATGCCATCGCTCGCCTTCGCCCCGAGCTTGATGCCGCCGGGGAGCTGAATCTTCAGGTCGGCGAGCGCGGTCGGGAGGTCGACGCCGAGGCGGAGGTCGAGCCCCGTTTCGGCATCGATGGCCACGCACACGTTGGAGACGTCGGGGAGGGGCACGCGCTGCTCCTATTGGATGGGCTTCCCGTTCCGGATGACCGGGCGCTCGCAGATGGTAACCGCGTTCCCGTCGATGTTCACGCCGCCCTTCGCTTCGATGTTCACGAGCGACGTGGCGCTGATGTTGATGCCGCCCTTCGCGCCGTCCATGAGAATCTCGTCGTTGGTCTTCTTGTCGCGGAGCCGGAGCCGGCCCTTGCCGGGGCGCGAGTCGATGACGACCTCGTAGCGGTCGGTTTCGTGGACGTAGACGAGGTGGGTGTCCGCCTCGGCCACGTTCTCCTCGTCGAGGTACGCGGGGCGCTCCTCTTCGCCGTAGTGGCCGCCGAAGTACACCGGCGCGTCGACGTCTCCGGCGAGGAACATGACGACGACGTCGGAGCCCTCCTTGGGAGCAGCGAAGGAGCCGCGGCCCTTCACGCCGCCCCCGAGCCCGCCGATGGGCAGCGCCCAGTTGGACGCCGGCTCGACGAGGCCGGGCACGCGGATGCGGCAGCGCCCGAGCTTCTTGGGGTCCTTGTTGTCCACGACGACGCCGAGGTGCGCCGCGGAGTGGCCCTGTACGCCTTGAGAGTCGTGTGCGCTGCTCATCAGTTTTCCCGTCCTCGCGTGTCCTTGTACACCGTCTTCGTCTCGCCGGTGCGCGGGTTCACCTGCTCGACGGGCGTGAGGTTCGCGGAGCCGTCGCCGGTCGGCGGGCCGTCCTTCTTGTTCTGGTTCGCCTTCGACGCGGCCGCGGGCTTGCCCTTGTTCCCGCCGTCCGTGCGAGCCTTCGCGTCCATCGTGTAACCGCTCGCGCTCACCGAGTGCTTCAGCTCGTGGATGTAATACTTCCCCGAGAGGCGCTGGCCGAGCCCGCGCACCTCCACGACCGTCTTCGCGACGAGCGACGGGTCCCCGACGAGCTGGAGCTTGAGCTGGACGGCGGCCTGCTGCGCGCGCGTGAACTGGCCGTCGGCGGCCTTCTTCGCGCCGCCGGGGTCCGCGGTCGTCTGGACCACGCTCGACGCGGCTCCGGCCGGCGGGACCTTGAGCTGCGTCTCGCCGGTGCGCGGGTTCACCATGAGCACCTCACCGGCGGGCGGCGGGGCGTTCGTTGCCTTCGCGTTCCCGTCCGGCGGCACCGTCCCGAGCAGCTCCGGGATGGCGGCGAGCGTGTCGCGCTTCGTGTTCGCGTCGTTGCCTTCGCTCTTCACGTCCTTCTTGGCCAGCGGGTCGCGGCCCTTCACGGTCACGTGCCCCGGCTTCGCCGTCACGTCGTTGTCGACGTCGAAGTTCACGATGTCGCCGACGTTCGGCGGCAAGTAATACTGGTACACGCGGACGGGCTTCTGTCCGAAGCGCCGCGGGTGCCAGTGGAAGCCGTCGAAGTCCACGTAAAACTCGAATCCCTCCAGGTCGGCGAGCCGCTTGATGAAGGCCGCGTCGGTGAGCCCCGCCTGGGTGATGACGGGGAAGGTCCGCGTCGTCTCCTCGATGAAGCGCTCCGTGTCCCCGAAGCCGTGCTCCTTCGCGAGCGCGTGGACCAGCTCCGACCGCGTCGTGTTCTCGTACGTCCGCGTGCGCGGCGTCTTGTGCATGAGGATGCCGGCGCCCTGGGCCTCGACCTTGAGCGTGAGCGCTCCGGTCACCTTCTGCACGACGACGGCGCGCGGCGGGCTCATCTTGCCGCCGTACCCCCACGAGACCTTGAGCCGCGTCCCCTTCTCAAAGATGGGGTGGTCAAAGTAGGAGAGGTCCTGGTTGTTCAGCGTCAGGACGCACTTGTCGACCTTCTTCTCGCTCTCCTCGTACTCCAGCGAGAGCACCCCCGACGAGAGGTCCTGCGGCCCCGAGCCCTTGCCCTTGGCCGGCTCGACGGTCACGTAGATGCGCGGCGCGGCGCTCAGCGGCATCGCTTACACCGGCTCCTCGTCGCGACGGCTCTCCGCGAGAATCTTCTCCAGGAGCGTCCGAACGCTCGGGATGTAGAGCACGCGCCCCGGCTCCAGACGGAGCGTCGGGTCGAAGATGGGGTCAGGCTGGAAGTCGGCGATGGCCCACCAGAAGCCGCTCGCGCGCTCCATCGGCTGGAAGTAGTGGCCGGCGAGCGTCCAGAGCGTGTCGCCCTGCTTCACGACGTGCGTGCGGTTGTCGGCCAGCTCGCGGTACCCGTAGGGGATGCGGTCGGAGAGGAAGGACCGCCCGGCGTCGTCCTTCTGGGCGGAGCAAAGGCTGTAGCGGGAGTACAGGCGCGGCGGCATCAGGTCCCTCCTCGGTCGGTGCCGTTGTCGCGGACGTCCTCGGACACGAGCAGCGTGTCGCGAATCTCCTCCATGGTCACGTCGACCTGCATGATGACCGGCGGCCCGTCCTTACCCATGCGCGGGTACTTGAACTTGAGGCTCGTGATGACGCACGAGAGCGAGATGAACGCCGGCCAGACGAAGAGCACGCGCGGCGCGCCGGAGAGGTCGCCGAGGCTCGTGGCCAGCCGCGGGTAGCAGAGGCTCATGAGGAAGCGTCGCGCCTCCAGGAGCGCGTCCCGCTCCTTCGTCGTGCCCGCGTTCGCCGTGAAGTAGAGCTGGAACGTCTCGACGAGGTCCTCGGTGTGCGAAAACTGTTTCACCGTGTGCGAGAGGCCGGGGACCTTCTGCTTGGAGTAGACAGCCCCGAGCGCCTCCTCCAGGTTCTCCGGGTTGAACTGCGCGTCGAGCCGCTCCCCGGTGCCGAGGTTCACCAGAGCCATCTTCGCGGGGACGAAGTCGAGAGCCGTCGTGAGGTCAGCCATCTCGTCCTCCTATCACGCCGGCGCGGGCGTCGGAGCGCCCGGCGTGCGAGCAGCGGTGCCGGCCTGGTGCTTCGCGACGGCCTCGCCGACCTTCTCCCCGTCGAGCACGACGGTCGTGACCGCGGTGGTCTGGATGGGCGGGGCGTTCGCCGCCGCGGCGGCGTTGGCGGCGTTCTGCGCCACGGGGACCGTCGCGGGCTGCGCGCCGCCGGTCGCGAAGAGCGCGGAGCGGTCCTTGCCGCCGGTGGCATTGATGAGCCCGAGGCCGTCCTGGGTGCTGTTCAGGAGCGAGTCCTTCTCCGCGGTGAGGGCGCCGGCCAGGTTGCTCTTCTTGCCGAAGGCCCCGGCGACCTTGTCGACCACCGCGAGGATGGACCCGACGAAGCCGTTGAGCAGGTTCAGGAGGAACTGGACGACGCCGTAGACCATCCGCGCCATCCCCTGCCACGCCTCGCCCCAGCGGCCGGCGAAGACGGCGTTGATGAACTGGATGAAGCCGGCGAGCATGTTCCAGAGGCCCTGGAACATTCCGATGACGCCGCCGGCGAGCGAGGCGACGACCGCGACGACGGTGGCGAACGCGTTGACCATCCCGGCGATGGCGTTGACGATGGCGCCGACGACGAAGCCGACGACCTGCCCCAGCGTCTTCCACATCTCGCCGTTCGCGGAGCCGCCCTTGGAGACGAGCCCGAGCGCTTCGCCGATGCGGACGAAGGACTCCAGCACGTTGCCGAAGGCCGTCGAGAGCGGGAGCCCGAGCTTGCGCATCTCCTGGAAGACCTGGATGGCACCGCTGACGAACTTCGCGACGTTCGTGAACGCGTCCACGACGAATTCGGCCACCTTGCCGATAATGCCGCCCACGCGCTCGCCCGTCTCGCCGAACGTGCGGAACGCCTCCGCCGCCTCCCAGGGCTTGTCCTGGACGAAGCCCAGCATGGCGCCGATGCTCTTGAGCGCCTGGACGAGCCGGTCGAAGGCCGGCCGCAGCGTCGCCATCGCCTCGGTGAAGCCGCGGCCGACGCCCGCGAAGAATTCCTTGATGCGGTTGAACCAGAGGAACGCCTGGATGGCGAACGCCTTGATGCCCTGGTTCTCCGCCTTGTTCAGCTCCGTGAGGACGGAGCCGCTGAAGCCGCCGTCGGAGAAGACCTGGACCAGCGCGTCCCACGCCAGCTTCACCTTCTTGTAGGTGTCGTCGACGAAGTCCTTGAAGCCGCCCAGGTTCTCTTCGTACGCGCGCTTGAAGAGGTAGAAGGCCGCGACCGCGACGCCGGCCATGACCGCGAACTGAAGCATGAGCCCCGCCGCGGCGGCGAGCGCGATGAGCAGCGCTTCGCCGGCGGCCGCCGCGGCGGCGATACCGGAGACGATGCCGAGCAGCCCGCCGACGACGAGCAGCGCGACGGAGGTGAACGCGAGGAAGCCGGCGGCGACCTTCTTGACGATGGGCGGCGCTCCGGCGAACGCCTTGACCGCCTTCGTCACGAGCCCGGTCAGCTCCTTCACCATCGGCAGAAGCGCGTCGCCCATCTGGACGAGGACGGTCTGGACGTTCGCCTTCAGGATGCTCCCCTGCATGGCCATCGTCGCGGACATCTCCTTGAACGCGCCCTCCGCGCCGCCGGAGCGGTGCTTCATGCCGTCGAGCATGTCGTTGAACGCCTTGCCGTTGTTCGCGGTGAGCGCGGTGATGGCGTTGCTCGCCTCGACGGACCCGAAGAGCTTGGTCAGCGAGTCGGCGGTGAACTTGGAGGACTTCGTGATGCTGTCGAGGAAGCCCTTGAGGCCCTTCGACCGGAGCGTGGCCGCATCGAACTTGATTCCGAGGCGCTGCGCTTCGTCGGCGGCGTCCTTCGTCGGGTGCGCGATGTTCGCCATCGCCGCCTTGAGGCCCGTGGCCGCCGCGCCGGTGTCGCGGAGCAGCGTCGCGCCGGTGCCCATCGCGGCAATCATCTCTTCCATGGACACGCCGGCGTTCTTCGCGCTCGCGGCGAGGTCACCGACGTACTGGCCCAGCTCTCCCACGGTCGTCTGACCGCCCTTCACCGCGACGAAGAACGCATCCGAGATGTCGCCGGCGTCCTTGAAGCTGAGCCCGTAGTTGTTCATCACCTTCGTGATGCCGGTGATGGCGGTCGTCTGGTCCGTCTTGCCCGCGATGGCGAGACGGTTGGCGGCGTTGAGGAGCTGCTGCGCGTCGGCGGCGTTGGCGGCGCCCGACGAGATGGACTGGTACAGCGCCTTCGTCTGCGTCTCCAGGTCGCCGCCGTACGTCGTCGCGAGCTCCTGAACGAGGTTCCGCATCTCCTCGATGGAGAAGTTGGCGTGGGGCACGAGGGTGCCGACCTCGGCGATGCCGACCTCGAATTGCGCGGCCTGGTGGACGGCGAGCCCGAGGGCGGCCGCCCCGACCGTACCGGCCACCTTCATCTTGTCGCCGATGCCGCCCATCTGGGAGCCGACGTCCTCGAAGGACACCTTGGCCTTCTTCGCGGCCTTCTCCGTTCCCGCGAGCTTGTTCGAGACGCTCTCCAGCGCCGGCGACGCCTCGTCCTTCGCGGAGACGTGGAAGCCGAGCCCCATGTTGTTGAGCGCCATCGCGTCCTCGCCTCCGCGTCCAGGTTACTTCTTTCGCGCCGCCTTCTCCAGCGCGCGCTGCTCCGCGGTGCGTTGTGCTTCCAGCATCTCGCACCAGCGGACGAAGCGCCGCCACTCCATGGCCTCGACCTCGCTGAGCGTCAGGTTCGTTCCGGAGCCGCCATGCTGCTTGTAGCAGAGCTGGAACACCGCCTTGTCGATGTCCTCGCTCGCGACCGGCGGCACGATGGCCGCCAGCGAAGGGCTTAGCGCGCCTTCTTCCGCTGCGGCATCCAGAACTCCTTGCCGAAAGGGAGGTTCATCTCCTGGGTGTCACCGCACGCCGGGCAGACGACCTCGATGGCCGACTCCACACCGCCGTCCATCTCGTCCAGGAGCGCGAGCACCTCCGCGGCGTCGTCCAGGTCCAGGTCGTCGAGGAACTTGAACTTGTCGTTCGCGTGGACGCCCTCCACCTCGACGATGCGCGACGCGAGCGCGGCGGTCATCTGCCGCGCGCGATTCTGCTTCATGAGCTGCTCGGCCTTCTTCTCGCCCTCGCCGTCCTGGAGCCGGTACCAGAACGCGCGGCCCGTCGACGGGAACGTGGCGGCGAGGCGGTTGCCGTTCTTGAACGCCTCGACGGCCAGCTCCGGGAGCGGCTTGAGCGGCAGGTCGTCCAGCGACAGCTCCCACTCGAAACGCTCGCCGCACGCCGGCGCGGAGCAGCGGACCTTGAACGCATACTCCGGCCCGTACGTCTTCACGCGGACCTTGAGCATCAGGACGAAGCGGTCGCACACGAGCACGCGCGGCCACGCGACCTTCCCCGCCGCGTCGAGCGTGTAGGGGCCGGCGTCCGTCGTCGCCTGCCAGACGGCGCCGTACACCGAGTCCAGCGCGGACCCTTTGCGCTGCTCGGCAGCGCTCGCGAGCATGTTGGCTTCCGCGACCTTGAGGCCGCGAATCTCGCCGGCGAGGCCGGACGGCAGGACGATGGACGACGTCGACATGGGTGCCTCCAGAAAGAGAAACGGGCCGCGCGGCGTGACCCGCGAAGCCCGTCCACTATATCACGCCTTCGTGTTCTTGCGTCAGCCGACCACGTCGAAGTAGTCGTAGGCGAGGGTGACGCTCTCCATCACGTTCTCGTCGGCGTCGTTGTCCCACTCGCCGGCCGTGAACTTCGTCGGCCAGGCGCGCGTGACGCGCCAGCGGCGGAGCGTCGAGCCGTCGCGGTCCTGCTGGACGATGTCGAGGTTGCGCTTGTAGTTCGGGTCGGTGAGCCCGCTGTTCGCGCTCGCGTCGACGACCTCCTTGAACCAGTTGAAGAGGTCGAGGTCATCCGTCGCGCCGCGGTCCAGCGTGAGGTCGGAGAACTTCACGCGCCCCGGGCTCTTGTCCGGGATGAGCGAGCCTCCTTCGTTCTGCTCGACGACCGCGACCTCCGCCTCCAGCGCGCTGCACTTCTGGAAGCCGGCGTAGGCCACGCCGTCGATTTCGACGATGAACTTGAACTTCTTGTAGAAGCTGCGCGCGCTGCCAACGACTCCGGCCATGGTCTTCTCCGTCAGGTGCTAGAGGTCAGAGCCGCGGTCACGCGTTCTGCGCCTCGGTGAAGGCGCGCGTGTCCTGGCTGAACTTCACGATGATGAACTCCGCCGGCTTCTGCGTCGCGAGGCCGACGCGGCCGATGAGCTTCCCGGCGAACTGCTGCGCGGGCGGGTTGAGCCCGTCGCCGAAGTCGACGAAAAACGCCTTCTTCGGGTCGAGCGAGCGGAACGCGCGTACCTTCGTCTGCGTGACGAGGAAGTCGTTGACCGTGCGCGCGACGCGAGCGCGGAGCGTCTCGTCGTTGTTCTTGTGGCGCGCGAACTGGAGGCCGTTCTTCACCGACTGCTCGATGAAGATGACGCCGCGGCGCTCGCTGACGCTCGGGAAGTTGCCCGTGCCCTTGAGGGTGCGCGAGCCGTCGACGTAGCGCGGGAGGCCCGGGCCGGTCGTGAGCGGGTTGATGCGCTTCGGGTAGACGAGGTCCAGCTTGTTCTCGTCCAGGCACTCGTCCGTCTCGAATCCGAGGCAGCCCTGGATGATGCCCTGCTCCGTCCCCGCCGGCGCGTCGTACACGCCGCCCTCGCGGGCCGCGTCGTTGCGCGCGCAGATGCCGGCGATGTAGCCGGACGGCGCCACCGTGAGCTGCTCCGCGTTGCCGAACACGCTCTTGGACGGGTTCAGCACCTTGATACGCGGCCAGTAGATGGCCCCGAATTCGGAGAAGTTGAGGAGCGCCGCGGTGCTCTCGACGTACGTGACCATGCCGCTCGCGCTCGTCGCCGCCGGCGGGTCGAGGATGGCGAACACCGAGCCGTTCCGCGTCGTCTCGCAGTAGCTCAGCATGGCGTTGTGAACAGCGCTCGTCGCGCGGCCCGGAATGCAGAGGAGCGAGAGGTCGGCGATGAGGTCGAAGCACCGCATGCCGGTGCGGTCGCCCGAGGAGCCGACGGAGCCGATGAAGTCGTTGTCGACGAGGCCGGAGAGGCCATCGGAGCCGCCGGAGAGCGCGAACGTACCGTTGGCCGGCCGCTGGCCGGCGGCCGTCGTGTTCGCGTCGAGGTCGGTGACCTTGATGTACTCCGACCCGGTGTCCTCGTTGTTGATGACCGTCTCCGCGTACAGCGGGTCCGCGTCGTCCATCGAGAGGTTCGTCCACGTCTCCAGGACGACGCCGGCCTTGAGGACCTGGAGATTGAAGCGAGCAGCCTCGCCGCTCGACGCGTCGGCGACCTTCGCGCTGAGCGCGTTGCCATAGGCGCCATCGTACTTGCCGTCCACGCGCAGCGTGTTCACGGCCGCGCCGGTGGAGCCGACGTGCGTGGCGTTGTCGAAGCCCATGGCCGTGTCCGCGGTGCTCGCGGCCTGGACCTGGACGCTCGACGCGCCGCCCGTCGTGTTCGACGTGATGCGGACCTTGCCGGAGACGCTCGTGACGGCGCAGCCGGCGACGGCGGCCTCCACGACGGCCTCGACCTCGGAGACGGTCACGGCGTCGATGTCCGCGACGTTGCCCGTCCCCGCGAGCGCGCCGGTGGTGAACGCGAGCTTGCCCGCGTTCGCCGTGCCGCCGCTGATGTTGATGGTCGCGCCGGTGCCGCGCTTGTCGGTGGCGATGGTGACCTTCGTTCCGGCGCTCGTCACGGTGGCCTTGCCACCCTGGAGCTGGCCGTTGATGGCCGCCGCGACCTCCTCCGCCGTCGCCGCGCCGATGGCGGCGAACATGCTCGTGGTGAAGGTGATGGTCTGGACCGGGCCGCCGTTGATGCTGATGAGCAGCGTGTCACCGTTCACCAGCGCGAAGTTTTCCGCGGCGCTCTCGCGCGACGGCGCGGTGGCGTTGAACGTCGCGGTGGCCGGCGCGCCGCCGTCGATGGCGACGACGAGCGTGTCCCCGGGCTCCAGGTCGAAGGGCTGGGCCAGCGAGCCCTCGCTGTAACCCGCGCTCGCCGCCGTGAGCGCGGTGAGCAGGGTCGCGAGAGCGGCGGCGCTCGTCTTCGAGGAGAGGAGCGACGGGTCGGTCAGGTGGACGACGCGGGAGATGTACGCCTGCTTGCCGCCGTTCTGGAAGAACCCGTCCACCGCCTGGGCCACCTCACCGTTCGCGGTGTACCCGCCGTAGAGGCGCTTGTACTCCGCCGGCGACTGGACCAGCTTCGCGGTGCCGATGGGTCCCTTCTCCGTCACGCCCGCGAAGGCCGTGATGGCGGTCGGCACCCCGGCAATCTGCCTGAGCTGCGGCTCCTCTTCCTGGATGACGACCTTGGACGAGAGAAGGGTCTGAGCCATGTTCGGTTCCTCGGGGCGGTGAGAGAGTCCCTATTGGTCGTAGGTTGCGGTCAGGACTGTACCACAACCAAGATGCCAGCGTCACATGCTCGCTTGAACTCGGGGATGAGCCCGAGCGCGACGGGCAGCTTCACCTTCGTCTCGCCGGCGAGCCACGTCAGCGCGGCGGGGAGCGTCTTCACGACCTCCTTCACGCCGACGTCGCCATCCGGCGTCGTCGCCAGGAGCGCGTACGTCGCCTCCTTCGGCGCGCAGTCCGGCCGCTCCTCGTAGTCGAGGCCGGCGGGCAGGTTGAGCGTGAAGAGGGTGCGCGACTTGTTCTTGACGGTGAGCGACATGGCCTATGCCTCCTCGGCGAGAGCGAGCTGGTAGATGCCCGGCGAGAGATACACCGGCCAGGGGAGCGGCCCGCCCGTGACAGGGTCCGTTGTACCATCACCCACGAGCACATCGCCACCAGCTCCGGTGCCCGGCGTAGCCGTTCCCGGGGTCAGCACGACCTCCTCGATGGGAGCCGTCCGGCGCACGACCATGTCAGGGTCGTCGAGGTCGACACCGCGGACGACGATGGCGCCGGAGAACTGCCGCACGTTCGATTCGTTCGGCGTGTTGCCCGTCTGGGGGTCGCTCGTGAGGGCCAGCTCGTACCGGACGCGCCCCGCGCTCGCGTCGGCGGGGTCCCGCTGTACGTACAGGTAGGGGTTGCGCTCGAAAAACGCCGCCACCTCCTGCTCGATGTTGAGCAGCTCGATGACGCTCTCCGACGCCCCGAGCAGGTTGAAGCCGACGTCGACACACCGCGCCGGCCGCAGCGTCGCGAAGCCGCCGGGGACGGTGACCTGGCGCGGCACGTTGGAGCTGTAGAAGCGGTTGAGCGTGAGCTGCGGGCCGACGAGGACGAGCGACGGCAGCTCCGCAATCTCGATGGTGTTCAACCCATCCGCAGGCGTCGCGTCGAAGTCGGTGTGCACGGTCACGGAGACGTTCTCCATGACCTCGCGCTTGAGCGCGCGGAGCAACGTTCGGACGACGCGAGCGAGGATGCGCTCCGCGCTGAGGCTCTCGCCGGAGAGCATCGGGCGCCGAAGCGTGAGCGCGGCGGGCAGCGTGACCGTCTCGCCGGGGATGGTCGCGCCGCCGGCGTCGACGTTGTCGACGCGGAGGCCCACCACGCCCGGGTCGTGCGACGGGACGAGCACGTGGAGCTGGGTCGCGGAGACGACGTCGACGCGCTCGACCTCGGTGAGCGCGCCGCCCGCGGCGACGAGCCACGCGCGAACGCTCGCCGGGGGCTTCGGAGCGGGGCCGGTCGCCGGCGGCGCGGCGGGGAGCTGGAAGTTGGACCCCTGGACGACGACGAGAAAGCGGCCGCCGGTCACGCCCGACGTCGGGGAGAGCGACGAGATGGTGGGGACCGCCACGAGCGCAGCCTAACACGAGAACTAGGGCGTGCCGAGCTTCCCGCCCGTCAGCATCGCGATGCGCTTCGCCATGCGCTGCTGGGCGTCCTTCACCCAGACGTCGTACGCCGGTCGGATGAACGGGCGCGGCGGGATGCGGATGACGAGGAAGCGCTTGCCGCCCTTGCTGCCGCCGGGCTTCGGCCCCTTCCCGAGCTGCTTGGCGAGCACGCCCAGGAAGCGTTGCATCTTGGGCGTGATGCGCACCACGATGGTCTTACCGAATTCCTGGACCATGCCGATGTTCACGAGCGGCGCGCCGCCGGGGGAGCTGCTCTTCGCCTGCTTCAGCACCCCGACGAAGGCCGTCGTCTCGCGCTTATTGTCCTCCATCACGACGTACGTGATGGCGTCGTAGAGGTCGGCGCGCGCCATGAGCGGCTTCGACCCGCGGATGGGCGGCTTGGCGAGTCGGCGCGACGCGACGGTCCACAGCGACAGCGCCGCGAACGGAGCACCGGCCGGCGCGCCGCCGCGCTGGAGATTCTGCTTGATGATGCGGACGGCGAGCGCGGCCTCCTGCTTCACCGCGCGGTTGATGGCGGTGTCGAGCGAGAGCGAGCGCGTGACCCGTAGCGCCTTCTCCCAGTCACCGATGAGGTCAAACTTGGTGCTGAGCTTCGGTTTCGCGCCACCCCCACCGCCTCCGCCGCCAACGAAGCGGCCGCCGGCTCCCCGTTGCCCGGCCACGGCTCACCCCGAGGCCGCGTTGTCGCGGTACTGGAAGAACAGGAAGAGCAGGTTGCGGCCGCGCCCGATGCCGAACGCGTTGGGCTGCACCTCGACGCAGTACAGCTCCTCGCGCGGCGTCCAGACCACGTTCTTGGTTCGCGAATCGCGAATGGAATGCAGCCGGTCCCCCACGCGCAGCGTCGCGTTCCCGTCGGCGTCGACGAGGCCCGAGCGCTCCAGGTCGCGGAAGTGGAGCACCAGGACGAGGTCGCTCGACGGGTTCGCGCCGGAGAAGAACTGGCGCAGCTTCTCCGCGGAGCCCATCTCGACCTGGCAAGGGAGCAACAGCTCACCCTTCTCTCGCCGCGCCGACGCGCCCGCGCCCTCGCCGCTCGACGGAGGGAGCCGCGCGGGCTCCTTGAAGTCGGTGTCGTAGCCCGCGCCGCTCTTCGCCGCGGCCGTCGCCTCCGTGTCGAGACGGCGGATGTCCGCAAGGAACGGCTGGATGAGGCGGCCGCGGTAGCCCATCACGCGCTCCCGAACGTCGGCGGCCGCATGTACCGCGCGAGGACCTGGTCAATCTCGGGGTCGCCGGTGATGTTCGCCGCGAGCCCGAGGTCCTTCGCGGTGAGCAGCTCGTACGACTGGTCCCGCGTGCTCTCGCTCTTGAGCCGGCCCTGGAGAATCGCGTCCTGGCGCTCCTGCGAGAGCAGCCCGGGGATGTTCCGCAGCATCAGGAGCAGCGCGACGTGTTCGATGTCGTGCGGCGTGCGCCCGAAGGGCGAGCCGTCGGGGTCGGTGTAGCCGAAGACGCCGCTGACGGAGACGTTTTGCTGGGCCTTCGGGAAGACGAGGCGCGAGAAGCTGAACGGCCGGACGCCAATCCAGTCCTCGGTCATCGAGAACAGCTCCACGCGGGGGTTGTTCCGGTCGTCGGGGCTCGTCATCCCCGAGAGGTGGCGGTTGTAGACACGGAGGAATTCCTTGTCGATGGCCTGGTCGCTCGGGCGCACCGGCCGCGTCGTCACCTTCACCTCGTCGACGGCGATGATGGGGTGCGTGAAGAGCAGCGCGGTGGAGCCCCGCCCGTCGTAGAAGGAGCTGATGTAGCGGGGCTCGAAAAAGCGGCCCGTGATGGAGTCGATGAACTGGCTGGCGCGGCGGAGCGCGGCGACCACGCGCGCGTCGCTCGCGTCGCAGGCGGCCACGCCGGCTTCGCGCGCCATGCTCACCGACGCGTAGAACGGCACCGACGGGTCGATGGCGAAGCCCTGGACGTCGAAGGGGACGTCCACGTGCTGCTCGACGCCGCCGGCCTCGCTCGTCCAGTACCACCGGATGAAGTGGGAGCCCTTGTCGGCCGGCGTCCAGCCGACGGCGGAGAAGCGCCCCGTGCCGAGCTTGTCGGTCACGAGGTTCACCGGCATCTCCGTCCCCGCGAGCGCAGGGAAGACCTGCACCGGGGCGAGCTGCTCCTCCTCGGTGGCGGTGCGGAAGACCTGGAACGCGAGGTCCACCGGGTCGACGAGGTGGCCGTTCAGCGCGTGGTGGAACACGAGCTGCTGGTTGCCGACGACGAGCGCCTGTCCGGTCGCGAGCGTTCGCATGGCGGCAGTATCGCACGCCGCGCGCGCGTTGTCCTAGCCGGGGTTCGGCCCCGCCGCGCCGACCATGATGGCCGCGTCGTCGGCGGAGCGCGCGAGCCCGCGCTGGTTCTTCGCCTCGTCCCGGAGCGCGGTCGCGACCTGCTCCGCCTCGTCGAGCAGCGCGAGCCCGACGACCGCGACGAGCTGGTCCTCTCCGGTGAGCCCGTCGGCCTCGGTCGTCTTGAGCAGCTCGCGCACCCGTTGACGCAGCGTCCCGTCGGCCCCGCGCGCGGCGAGGCTCTGACGGAGGGCGTGGGGGAGCCGGAGCGCGTAGTCCTCCGCGACCGCGCTCCGAAGCCGGGCGAGCGCCGCGACCTCGGAGACGGTCAGCTCCACGGGGAGGCGCGGGGAGCCGCTCACGCGTCGGGAGCGCCGGGGACAGTCGGCGGCTTGTTCGTGCGGTTGCGCGGCTTCGTCTTCGGCGGGTTGCTCGCCGGCGCGTCGGGCGTGCCGGGGACCGGAGCGGACGCCGCGACGTCGGCGGCGAGGTCCTCGGAGTCCAGGTCGCTCTCGTCGGCGGGTTCGTCGAGCAGCGGGCCGCGGAGCGGCGGCTGGTTCTCCGGCAGGTCCGCGGTCGTGATGGCGTTCGTCTTCGCATCGCGCTGACGCGGAACACGGCCGCCGAGGTGGTCGCGGCTCGCGCCCTCGACGGAGCGCGGGTCGAGCGCGGTCGCGCGCTCCGCGGCCGCCTGCTTCTGGCGGCGCTCCAGCTCGATGGCTTCGGCCTTCGTGCAGACGTCGAAAGCCGGCGGGCTCTCCTCGTTGAGCGGCTCGCTCCGGACCTCGCGCAGCCTCTCGCCGTACGCGGCGTCCACTTCGTACCAGCCGCGGTCCTCCTTGAACACGGCGCCCGTCTGGCCGTCCACGTACGTCTTCATGACGTAGCCGCGGCGCGGGTTGAAGGGCTTGAGGCGGACGAGCAGCGTGTCGGGGGTCTTGGCCATGGGTGGTCTCCTGGGGAAAAGCGAAACGGGGCGCCCCGCGCGTGACAGCGGAGTCGCCCCGTACACTACGACAGAACTGAGAGACTAGGAAGCCTCTCGTGCGCCGTTCAGCTCGCGACGATGTACAGCCCGTACGTGACGCCGGACTGGTTCGCCACCGCGCTCTCCACGCCGGTCGCCTTGACGCGGATGAAGAGCTTTTCGTTGGCGTGGTCGTACTCCGCCGCATCCGCCAGGATGCCCTCGTCCTTGACGGAGATGATGTTGAGGTTCGGCATCCCCGTCGCGGCGCGCAGCTTCGCGAGGAGGCCCGTCGAGCCGCCCGCGGGGTACGCGCCGTCCCCGACGAGGGTGCAGCGGAAGTGGAAGACGGGGCCGACGGCGTCGACGCGCTCCACGATGGTGAGGTTTCCGAGTGCCATGGTCTGTTCTCGCTTTCTTCCGGTTCGAGGTTGAGGTCAGACCGGAGGTCAGACCGTGGTGACGCCCGTGGCCTTCACGACCGCGTCCTCGTGCGCGTACTTGCAGTCCATGCGCAGGGTCGCGACGATGATGAGAACGCCCTCGGAGACGAGCTTGTCCGTCTCGACGCGGATGTTCCGCCAGATGCCGATGTTCACGTTCTTCGGGTCCGTGAGGATGATGTTCGTCGTGTCCGCGCCACCGAGGTTCTCGGGGAACAGCGGGACGTCGACGATGCCGATGCCGTTGTACATCGACGGCACGTCCTGCTCGATGTACTTGTCGCCCCCGACCGTCTGGCGGCTCGTGAGCGCGTCGCGCCACTTGATTTCCGCGTTGACGGACGTGAGAAACTTGAGCGCGCGCTTGTCGCGGAGGAACTCGCTCGGCATCGCGCGAAGCATGTTCCGGAGGACCGTCGTGGAGATGGCGCCGCCGGCCGCGACGACGTGGCTCGTCGCCTGCTTGATGATGCCGTCGAACTTCGCGAGGAACGGGTCCGCGCTCGTCGTGTCGCCGTTGACGACGACCTCCTCGGTGTCGAGGGCGATGCGCTCGGCCATCATCTGCATGATGGTCTGGCGCAGCTCCGCGCGCTCGATGTTGTCCTCCAGGACCTCGTTGTCCAGGCGGACCTCGGCCTTGAAGAGCTGCGCGTTCAGCTCGACCTTCGAGAGGTCGGGCTTGGCGCGGTCACCCGCGGCGAGAGCCGTCGCCTCCGTGCCCGCGCGGAGGATGCGCGAGCCGAACTTGATTTTCTCGATGAGCTGCTTGGGGCTGCGCATCGGGACGACCGTGCTCATGCCGAGCACGCGCGACGACTTGATCATGATGCGCATGAACTTCGCCGCCTGGGCGGGCTGGAGGAGGCCGCCGGAGGTCGTGAGGTCCGCGAGCGCCATGTCGGCCTTCGCGAGGATGCTGCGGTTGTCCGTGACGGGGGCTGCCATGGTCATGGTGGTTCTCCTGTCTTCGCCGCCGTGGCCCGGTCAGCCGAAGAATTCCTTTCCTGCGGTCTCTGCGGTGACGGGTTCGTTCATGTCGAGCGGCCAGGAGACTTCCTCGCCGCGAGACTTCTGCACGTCGACCTGCGCGCCGTTGGACGCCTGGGTCGCGTTGCGGAGCGCCCCGAGCTGCTCCGCCTGCTTCTTGATGGTCTTCGCCGCGTCGTCGAGGGCCTTCTGGACCTCGGCGGGAAGCTCCACGCTCTTCTTGGTCCCCTTCTTTTCGGGGACGGTAGGCTGGGTGGCCGGCTTCTCGCCCGCGCCCTGCTCCGCGACGCCGGCGGAGGGAGCACCCTTCGCCTTCTGCGTGTCGTCGACGACCTTCGGGAGGACCTCGGCGAGGATGTCGCCCAGCGCCGCGTACGCGGCCTGAAGCCGGTCGAGGCGGTCCTTCGCCATCTTCGCGCCGACCTTCTGGACGAGCGCGTGGCCGGCCTTCTCGCCCTCGGCCTTCGCCACGATGCGCTTCGCGCGGCGCACTTCGAGGCGCTTGCCCATGCCCGCGGGCGCCGCCGGCTCCGTCGCGGGGACGACGCCGTTGTTGTTGCCCGGGTCCTCGATGCCGAGGAACGCGAGGACGGCGTCCGCGATGTCGTCCGCGGTCGTCACGAGCTGGTCGATGATGCTCTCCGTCTCGCCGCCGGACGTGAGGAGGCTCTTCGCCTTCGTCAGACCGTCGAGCGCGCCGTCCACGACCTCCTGGAAGGTCGTCGCGGCCTCGGCCGGCATCTTCGCCGCTGTCTTCGTGGTCGCGTCGGGCGCGGTCGTCTCCGTCGCCGCCGGAGCACCGCTCGCGGGAGCGGCGGCCGCCGGCTTGGTCGTGAAGCTGCCATCCGCGTTCTGCACGACCTCGGAGCCGATTGCCATATCACCCTCGCGCTTGACCAAGAGGAACTTGCGGCGATTCGCGGCGCGGTCCACGACCGATACCTCCTCCACCGTCATGTCGGTGAGGCGGTGTACCTGCTTCGGGTCCTGCTTCGCGTCGCTCACGGTTTACGGGCTCCAGTGTGTTACGGAACAGCCTATCTCGTCAAGCCGCCTGCGTGGCTCCGGTATCGGGTTTCCGAATGGCGGAGCCCCCGATAGAGAATCCGGTGATGTCGCCGCCCTTCACCGCGGTCCAAAGCTCGTCGTCCACGACCTTCACGGCCATGACCCACGTGCCCTTCTTGACCGGCGCGCCGTCCACCTCGAAGTCGACGGGTGCGATGAAGGACTCCAGAATCTTCACCTTGTCGTTGATGGCGCCCTTGTGCATGAAGCCCATCGTCCGGAATTTCTCCATGAACGCGTGAGCGGCATTCCGAATCTCGTCCGCGGAGTAGATGTCCTGCTGGGCGTCCACCGTCTCGGGCTCCAGGACGATGCCGTAGACGAAGCGCTCCTCCGTCGTCGCCTTCTCGTCGCCGGCCTTCGCCTTCGCGAAGCGGACGGTGCGCCCGAGGAACTTCTGGAGCGGGTCGGCGGGCTTCTCGGCCTTCTCCGTCGGGATGCCGCGGAGCGAGACGGGCAGGAGCCCCTTCGTCGCGGTGTCGCGCGGGTCGGAGCAGCGGTGGCGCGCGACCATCCGGCGCTCGCCATCCTCGAAGAGGACGAGCGCGTTGCCCATCGCCTCCGCGAGGACCTTGCCGACCGCGCTCTCCCCGGTGTCGGCGGTGACGGTGACCGTCCGGCCGATGATGCTGTCCTCGTTCGCCGCGAACGCTTCCTCCACGCTCGTCGCCTTCACGACGGGGAGAGGCTCGTCGGCGGACACGAGCGCCTTCGTCGCGCAGTCGCCGCAGACCAGCTCGCGCTCGACGCGCTTCGTGACCGCGTCGGCGAGCAGCTCCAGCGCGCGGCTCGCGGGCTCGTCGCACCGCTCGCACTTGAACGCGTAGCCCGGGAACGTCGGCCCGGGGTCGGGGAGCCCGAATTCCGTCTTGGCCAGCTCCTCCTCGGTCGGCTCGTACAGGTACAGCTTCGACACGCAGAGGCGGTGCTCACCGTCGACCATCTTCACGAGCGGCTCCGCGAACAGCTCCATGGAGACGAGCGCGTCCCGGACGCGGCGCGCGTCGTCGCCCTTGAGCGTCCAGTATCGGAGCGCGTAGGGGACGACGGCTTCCAGCGACGGCGGGAGCGCGGAGCAGCCCTCGGGCGGCATGACGCCGGCGTCCACGGCCTGCTTCGTGAGCACGTAGGGCACGAGGCTCTTGGCCATCGAGGCCACCCAGCCGTCGGCGCGCCGCTTGAGCTGGAGGGTGCCGTTACATTCGGAGCCCTTCGCGAGGAAGAACTCACGGAAGTCGGCGGTGGCGATGCCCGGCGTGACCGTCGCCTGGAACTTCTCCGTGTGGAGGCGCTCCGTCTGGCGCACCGGGTAGGCGCGCGTGCCGAGCGACACCGCGATGGGCAGCGTCTTCGCGAGCCCCTTCGGGATGCCGGTGAGGTCGAATTCCCAGACCTCGTTGCCGAGGAGCTTCGACGCGACGAGCGGGCCGCACGGCTTCGTCCCCGCCTCCGGCGCGAAGCCGGAGTAGGGAGCCGGGACGAGGGTGGACGGCTTCGTCGCGGGCGACGTGGTCGTGCCCGCGGCGGCCTTCTTCGTCTTCGTGCGCTTCGTCGTCATCGGGAAGCTCCTCGGCTCGGGGTCACGTCACTTCGTCGCCCAGGGGTCGCGCCCCCAGCCGTCGTCGGCGTCCGCGGGGCGCTTCGCCGGCTCGGCCTTCTCCTCGAACGGGAGGCCGGGCTCGGGGTCGTTCATGTCCATCGGCCAGACGAAGGGCGCGTTGGGGTCGGCCTTCTCCGTCTTGGTCGTGTCGCTCTTCGCCGTCGGGTCCTTCGCGGGAGCCGGCGGGTTGCTGAACGCCATGTTCGCGGCGTTCGGGCCGGGCTGCTCGGTCAGCGAGAGCGCCGACTGGACGTCCTTGATGACCTCGCCGAGGTTCTGCGCGAAGGAGCCCTGGCCGTCGACCTTGTCCTTGGCCGCGGGGGTCTCCTTCTCGCTCTGGTCCTTCGTCGCGGTGAGGTCGCCCATCGTCTTCTCCGGGAGCGGCGCGAACGCAGCCTCCATCTCGACGGTGAACGGCGCGGTGCCCTCCTTCTGGGCCTCCCACGACGCCTTCGCGATGGCGGTCACGCGCTTGACGCACGCGAGGCGAGCCTTCGCCGTCTCCTCGTCGTCCGCCTTGATGGCCTCGAACTGGGAGGCCGTCCAGGACGCGAAGAGCGCCTTGTCCATCTTCACTTCCGTGCTCTTCATCGCGTCTCCCTTGAGGCCGGAGAGCATCGACACGACGCCCTTCAGCTCCGTCTTGGCCTTGTCGGTGTCACCCTCGCGGAGCGCGTCGGACACGCCCCAGAGCCGCTCGCGCGCGGCGTCGAGCGTCACCTTGATGGCGGTGAACTCGTCCAGCTCCATCTTCTGGACCTCGCCCTCGGCCTTGCCGACGCCCGGCGGGGGCGGCTTCAGCGGGCCGCCCGGAGCGGCGCCGGCCGGCGGAGCAGCGGGCGCCGGAGCGCCGGCGCCAGCGGGGACCGCGCCCTGGAGCGCGGCGATGATGGCGGGCACCTCCGTCGCGGCCGTCGGCGGGAGCGCGCCGCCGTTCGCGGTCGCGGCCTGGATGAGGGCCTGGAGCTTGGTCGCGGCCTGCTGGAGCGCGGCCACCGGCCCGGCGCCCGTCGCGGCTCCGGGAGCGGGCGGCGCGGCCGGAGGCGGAGCACCGCCAGCGGCGGGCGGAGGCGGAGCAGCGTGAGCGGTGGGGGCGGCCATGGTCATGTCGGTTCTCCTGTTCGTCGGTGAAGGTACAGGCTCAGCCGCGCCCGGTCAAAGCCGCGGCGTTCTCCGCGAGCGTGTCCGGCGTCCAGACGTTCCCCGTAGCCTCGGGGTTGTACGGGATGCCGTCCAGCTCGCATCGGAGATACGCGGTGAGGTGGTCGAGAATCTTCGGCACGGACCACTTCAGGTCACCGCGGAGGCGCTTCACGAGGTCCCAGCACATGTCCGTGCGCCGCCGAATCTCGCTCCGCGTCGTGCGCGCGCCGTCGAGGAACGACAGCTCCACGCTCGCGACGACCGCGACGACGATGCGCCCGAAGTCGGGACCGGAGACGAGCGAGCGGACGACCTCACCGCGTTCGTGCATGCTGCGCACGGTATCACGTGCGTGAGAGAATCGGTATCCCCTTCACACGAGCGGGAGGATGGTCGAGCGGCAGTTGCCGTGCAGCGGTGGGCAGGTGCAGCCCTTCGCCTGGAGCTGCGCGTCGGAGAGGCGCGTGTTGAACGAGCCGGTGTCGTCGAGATTGCCGACCGCGTTATCCACGACGTCGGCGAGGCGGTCGCGCGAGCCGTCCCGGTTCTTCGTGTAGAGGTACTCCACGCCGTTCTCGTCCTTGCCGACGTTCACCCACGGCTGGATGAAGCGGACGTCCTCGGGGTCGCTCGACGCGGCCACCTTCTTGTACCGCTTCAGGTCGTTCACGACGTCGAACGTGCGGCCGTGCATGAAGCGGCACTGGAGGCTCGTGACCTCATCCAACACGGCCTCGAACATGTACCGCTCGATGCCCGCGTCCTCGTACGCGCGGAGAGAGCCGAACTGCCGCGCGCGCCCCGCGTACACGCTGCTGACCATGTTGTAGTAGGCCCGCGAGCGGTTCACGTTCATCTTCACGAGCGCGGCTTCAATCTCGCCGCCAATCTCGACGCGGCCGAGGCCGTTCTTGAGACCCTCGGCCACGACTTTCCGAGCCAGCTCGCTCGCCTTGTCCGCGCGCGCCCCGTATTCGTCGCGGACGTAGTGCGCCTGGGCCTTCGCGGCGTGCGCGGCCACCTTCTTGTCCGTGACGGTGAGGCTCGCGTTCACGTCGAGCCCGAACGTCGCCTTGGCGCTCGTGCGCGCGCCGCCGGCCACGCGCGTGTACGCGCCCTTGAACGTGGTCTGGATGGCGGGGAGCACCGCCTTGGGAGTGTCTTGGAGCGCGCGGTTGGCCGCGCGCATGACCGCTTCCTGCTTCTCTGCCGATGCCGTCGTCCAGTCGATGTCGAGCGCGTCGAGAGCGCGCGCCATCGCAGCGGCTTCGGCGGGGCCGGTGAGCCCGAGCAGCGCGTCCTGGAGCCGCTTGATGATGACGAGGAAGTCGCCGGGGTCGAGCGGGTCGAGCGCCTTGCGGACGTCGACGAGGAAGACGCGCTTGAGCACGTCCTCCGCCGCTTCGGCGCCCGCGACGTAGAGGTCAGCCGCGGGGCTCGTCATCGGAGATGGCCGCGAGGACGCCGGGGTCGGCCAGGAGGCTCTTCGCCGCGCGCACGCGCGCCTCGGGGCTCATCTCCGCGCGCTTCGCGGCCATGAACTCCGCGCGAGCCTGCTTCGACTCCTCCGCGAGCAGCGCGTTACGGACCTGGAGCAGCGCGCGCGCCTTGTCGGCGAGCGACGGACGGAGGCGCCTGAACTTCGGGCGCTTGCCCTGCGCGGGCTGGAGGCCGCCGGCCTGGGCGAGGTCGGCCCCGGCGAGCGTCCCACCGACGTCGGGGACGTTGTTCGCGCCGAGGTTCGGGCCGCCGTCGTCGCTCTTCGGCGTCGCGACGGGCTGCGCGGCGGTCGCGTAGGGGTGGCGCGCCGCGATGGCGCCAGCCATCCCCGCGGTCGGCGGGAGGCCCCCGGCCGGCGGCGGGAAGCCGCCGAAGCCACCGCTGTACATGTACTGCGACACGGTCATCTCGCCGGTCGGGTCCGGCGAGCCGTCCGGGAGCAGCTTCGGGCCGAGGCCGGCCGCCGCGCGCGCCTCGTTGACCGTGACGACGTTGCCCATCGCGGTCGGCGTGAGGATGCTCTGCGCCGCGGCGTCGTCGGGGACCAGCTCGTCCGCTTCGCCGCCGACCCACGGGCCGCGCAGCTCCCCGTTCTCCTCGACCGGGATGCCGGCGAGCGTGAGCTGAACGGGCTGCTTCACCCACGCGGCGTCGAGCGTCTTCAGCTCCTTGTTGAAGACCTTTTCGGCAATCTGTCGCGCCTCCTCGGGCGTGATGACGCTCGCGTCGGCGAGGAGCTGGATGATGGTCGCGAGCTGCTGCGGGTCCGTCATCGACGGAGCGTTGGAGACGAACTTCCAGTAACGGATGCCGAGGTCGGAGAAGAGCTTGCGGTTGATGAGGAAGTCGAAGTCCTCGCGCTCGGGGCTGAACACCTGCTGCTCCGCGAATTCGAGAGCGGCCTCCGCCGTCGCACGGTTGAAGTCGCGGATGTCTCCGCGGAGCAGGCGCGGCATCCGGAAGGCCATGCCGACCTTGTCCGTGTTCCGCTCGTCGTAGTCCATGAAGAGGCCGTCCTTGTTCTGGGCCTCCGTGAGCGGCTTCAGCTCCACCTTCGCCTGCGCGGCGGCGCCCGTGAGCGCGTTCGCCGCTCCGTCGCTCACCGCCTCGATGATGAGCATCTTGTGAAAGTTTTTCTTCCCCTTGATTTCCGTCTCGATGTAGCTCTCCAGCCGCTTCACCGACTCTTCGGTCATCCGGCCGCCGGAGACGAGACACGCGAGCGGCGGGACGCTCTTGTTCTCAAAGTACAGGTAGTTGACCTCTTCGGCCTGGCGCGAGCCGAGCACCGCGAGGAGCACGCCAATCCAGCGCGGCACGCCGTACGACGAGCGCGGCGAGTGGACCTTGAAGTGGAGCACCTCGGTGGCCGGCGAGACGCCTTCCTCCGCCGCCTTGAGGACGTCGACGCTCTCGTACACCTTGCCCGTCTTGGACGAGATGACGCGCGGGTCCCCATACTCCTTGAAGAACACGGTGGACTGCTCGAACACCTGGACGAAGCGGCGAAACTTCTTGCGCTTGGGCTTCTTGACGTAGGTAACCTCGGTGGCCTTCACCTTGAGCGTCACTTCCGTCGGGCTCGTGTCCTGCGGCATGAGCCGCATCGTGAACGCCGGCAGGTAGGTGAACTCCGCGACCTCCCCGAGCCCGTTGCGGAGGACTTCGAGGTAGCCGTTGCCGATGACTTCGAGGTCCTGGCGGAGCCGGCGACGGAGCGCGACGAAGGAGAGGTCCTCGCAACAGAAGTTGAAGAACTGTTCCACGCGCGCCTTCTCCGCGCGCATCGACTCCGCCATCTCCTGCATCCGAGCGGTGACCTCGTCCCCGTTCGGGTCGACCATCGTGACGAGCGTGGCGGCCTGCTCGGCGGTGACCGTCGGGTCGGCGAGCGCGGCCTCCCGCTCCAGCTCGATGACGCGAGCGACACGGAGCCGCGCGTCGGGCGCGTCGAGGTCAATGATGGGCTCGAAACGGTGGCCGAAGCCGTCGATGTTCGTCACGTACGCGTCGACGTTCGGGCGCAGCGCGCTGGAATGCTCCACGAGCGCGGTGAGCGTGCTCGGGTTGTACGGCGGCTCCAGCGCTCCGGCGTTGGCGAAGCGCTTTTCCACGTCGTCGACGGTCGGGAGCGCGTTGGACTCCATGATGCCGTCGGGGCCGGCGTCCTTCATCACGCCGGCGCGGTCGGCGTCGCGGCCGAGGACGTGGAGCTTCACGATGGCCTCGCGGCCCTCGGTCATCTGCTCGATGCGCTTCCGCAACTCCTCGGGCTGGAGGAGCGCGTCTCCGGGGAGCGCGGCCGCGGTCACGACGCCTCCGGCTTCGGCGCGACGACGGTGGCGACGTAGGGCTGGGCGGCGCCCGCGTCTCCGGCGCTCGCGGAGACGGCGCGGACGGTGAAGCCGCGCGCGACGAGCCGCGAGCGAATCTCCGCGCGCGCTTCGTCGTCTCCCATCGTCGGGATGTCGAAGCCGGGCTCCTCGACGGCCGCGACGTTCGGGGCTGCGCCGTACGGGAGGACGAAGAGGCGGACGCGGTGCATGAGCGCACTCTACCTGGAGAGAGACTCCGAAGCCATCGTCAGTTCACCGACGCGCGTGAGGTACCGCTCCCACGGGAAGTGCGGGCCGGGGTCCCAGTGGCCGTGCCCCTTGTTGAAGGCGTCGGTCACGTCCTTGTGCCCGCAGAAGCCGCGCTGGCCCATCTGGAGCTGCTCCGGCGTGAGCTTGCACACGGGGATGTCCCACTTCAGGACGAGCTGCGCGGCGATGACCGCCGAGTGCTCCAGCACCGCGAGGGAGTACGCGTCGAGCCAGTCCTCCGGCTTTTGCCGCGCGTAGCCCGCGTGTTCGAGGCCGATGCCGTTGCTGTTCGCGCCGGGCGCGTGCCACGCGACGTCGGTGTCCTTCACGCACTGGATGACCTCGCGGTCGTCGATGCAGTAGTGGGCGCTCGCGCGCGGCGCGTCCTTGCCGGCGAACCACCGCGCGACGTTCCGCGCCGTCCCCGGTTTCTCCGGCGCCTCCATCGTGTGGATAACGATGAGGTCGATGCGCTGGCGCGCCGCCGGCGTGAAGTTGCGGGCCTGGATGAAGTCGTACGTGGCGGACATGGCCGCCAGCGTATCACGCGAGCGAGAGCAGGAAGAGCCGCACGCGGTCGGCCGCGCCGGCGGCGTCGAGCGCCTCCAGCGCCGCGCGCCGGTCGGCGTCGTGGGCGAGCGCCGCGAGCACCGCGCGGCGCGACGGAGCAGGGATGCCGGCGGCTTTGATGAGCTGCTGGGCGCGACCGGCCCACGCGGGGTACCAGAACTGGAGGACGCGGCCTTCGCGCCGATGCTCGACGGGGACGCCGGCATCCTGGAGCTTGAGGGCGAGGTCGCGGCACGTCGTGTAGATGCGCTTCAAGCCTCGAAGCGTACCGCGCGCCCGGCGGGCTCCGCGAGCGCTAGAGGAACCCGAGCCGCTTCGCGATAGGCCCGCCGACGTACCACGTCTCACCGGCGTCCTGGAACGTCGCGACGGACCCCGCCGACTGGAGGACGAAGAGCGCCGCGCGCACCTCGTCGCCGCTCGCGTCGCGAGCGAAGCGCTTGGCGAGGTACTCCGCGGTCACGCCGTTCTGCTTCGCGATGATGCGGCGGAGCAGCGCGGTGGCGAGCTGGTTCAGGCGCGCGTCCCCGCCGACGACGCCGACGAGGCGGTCCATCTCCGTCGTCGCGGCCTCCTGCTTCGCGCTCTGTCGGATGGCGGTCGCGTCGATTCCCCGGAGCAGCGGCCAGGGCATTACTGGCCGCGCTCCGCGAGCCGTGTCGCCGCGGAGACGAACGCCTGCTCAAGGACCTCGCCGTCGGCCACGTACACCTCGTACATCTTCATGTACTTCTTGTCCTCCGGGTCGGAGCCGCGAATGGGCACCGTCCCGCCCCAGACGACGCGGATGGGGTGTCCTTCGCTGATGAGCGCCGCGTCGATGAGCTGCATCAGGCGGACGCCGGAGAGCATGAAGGAGCCGCGCTTCGGGACGTGGATGAGCGCGACCTCGTACTGGCCGAAGCGGCCGTTGCGGAGCGTCCGGCCGCCGTAGTAGCCGAGCAGCTCCTCCCCGTTGAACTTCGGGCGCCGCGTCTTGGGCGCCTCGACCTTCTTCCAGTCGAAGCGCGCGCGGAGCTGCTCGACGGTGATGTCCGGGATGTCGCTCATGCGAGTCTCTTCCCGCGCGCTGCTCGCGCTTTACGGGACTTGGAGGCAGCGCGCGATGGCGGTGAGGATGACCGAGTCCCCCGCCGCGGTGTGCTGCGCCTGGCAGCGGAATGCCTGGCGGACGCCCATGTTCACGCCGTCGTTGTAGAACGTGCCCGACGTGACCGGGAGTGTGAAGGGATTGCTCGTCGCGCACGAGCCGGCGAGCAGGACGTCCTTGTTGCTGAGGCACGTCGCGTAGACGTCGGCGAAGCCGGCCTGCGTGAACGCCGGAGACGGCGAGTTGACGGTGTACACCGTCGCGCGAGTCACCTGCGTGCCGTCGGCGCCCGCCGGACCCATCGGTCCCGGAGCACCGGGCGGACCGGGAGGACCCATCGGCCCCACCGGACCCATCGGGCCGGCCGGTCCCGGGTCTCCGGGGTCTCCCTTCTCTGCGGCCGCGCCGTCCTTTCCCGGAGGGCCTGGCGGTCCCGGAGGGCCTGGCGGTCCCATCGGCCCCTCGGGGCCGGCCGGGCCGCTCGCGACGGCACCCGGCGGCGTGTTCTGCGGCTCGCACGTCGGAGCCGCGAGCGTCGTCGCGGAGCCCGTGGAGCCCGTCTTGTCCGAGCCGCACGCGACGAGCGCGGCGGCGAGAGCGATGGCGATGTAGGTGCGCATAGGTGTCCTCCGACCGATGGACGGCAACGGCTGAGCCGTTATTCCCTGGACGGAGGAGCCGGCGACGTCGAGCGCGACCGGCGCACGTCCTGGAGCGTCCGGCGGCCCGGCGCGATGCCCTGCTCCCGGAGCCACGGATTGATGCGCGCGAGCACGCGAGCAGCGCGCGGCGCGGTGTGCTCGTTGTTCAGGATGAGCCCCTCGACGTCCTCCGCCACGGCGAGCATGTCGTCCCCGGCGTCGAGCCGCGCCCAGAGCGCGTCCCACTTCGCGTTCGCGCGGTCGGTGGGCGCCTCGCGCGAGAGGAACGCCGCGAGCGGCCCGTCCTTCTTGCGGCCGGTGCGCGTGTCGCGGAGCCCGCGGAGGGAGTCGGCGTAGCCGAGCAGCTTCCTCGCGGCCAGCTCCTCCTCGTACGCGTCGAAGCGATGCGAGCCGCAGCTCCCGCACTCCGTCGAATGGGTGTTCAGGCCGGCCGCGAGCGTCTCCAGCTCGTCGGCGATGGCGTTCAGGCGGTCGGCATAGGTAGGCATTCGTGGGGTCCTCTGACGCCGAATGCCCACCGCGCCGAAGCACGGTGGGCCGGAGCGGCGAGCAGCGCGGTCAGAGCACCGCGACGCCGCGGTCCCCGTAGACGACCGTGCCGGCGCGGAAGGAGCGCTTGAGCGCGCCCCAGAGCATCTGGCGCACGCGCGTCTTCTCGCTCGGGAGCTGCGGGACGGGGATGCGGTTGGCCTTCTTCTCCGCGTCGTAGCGGCGGCCGGGGAGCCCGCGCACGAGCGACACGAACGTCTCGTTGAACGGCGTCTTCACGACCCAGAAGCCGGAGCCGTCCTCGAAGACCTCGACCTTGCCGATGCGGCGCGCGATGCGCTCCGCGAGCTTCTTGAAGCCCAGCTTGTCGAGCGCGGCGACGTACGCGGCGACGAGCGGCCCGTCCTGCTCGCACGCGATGCGGTACACGAGCACGTTCGCGCAAGCGCGCGCCTCCGTGCTGAGCGCCGCCTTCGCGGTCAGCTCCATGTAGACGTCGACGGGGAGCGTCGCGGCGAGCGCCGAGACGACCGCGACGACGTCCACCGCGACGTCGGGCTGGGTGAAGCCGTGCTTCTTGCGGCACTCGGGGCCAACGCCCGTCTCGACGGAGAGCGCGTCGACCAGCGGCCGCGAGCAGCAAGCGCAGAACGTCGCGACGAGCTTCGTCGCGGGCGCGTTCTCGTACCCGCCGCTCACGAGCACACCTCCACCGAGCGGACGCCGTAGCGGGCAGCGGCGCGGGTCGCCTCGCGGCGCGCCTCGGGGAAGGAGCCGTAGAAGCTGCGGGTGACGCTCTCGCCGGCGAACTGGAAGACCCAGAGCCCCTCGCCGCGGGGCTCGCGGCCGTGGGCGGCGCGATACTGGCTGGTCGAGACGCGAACGTGGCTGACGGGAACGGGCATCGGGCTCTCCTTTGCGGCCGCTTCGGGCCGTACAGAGAAGCCTAATTCCGGCTTCGTACTCTTGCAAGTCTTCCGAATCTCTTTTTTCGGCCAGCCGGAATTAGGTGTATGGATTCGTAGAGTTCAACCACCTTCTGGCGGTACTCATCCGGCCCGTTCACGAGCTTCGCGAGCGCGAGAAGCGCCGCGCCCGTCTCGTCGTCGCGCGACCCCCACCGGAGCAGCGTCACGAGCGGCCCGCCGACCATGTCCGGGCGCTCTTCGCGCTCGTACCCGGAGCCGTCGAGCAGCTTGTAGGCCCAGAACGGGACCCAGACCGCGCGCCGGTCGGGCGCCTTCCCCGGGCGTCGGCGGCCAAAGGCCGTCCGCGTCGGGAGCAGCTCGATGCGCACGCGGCCGCGGAGCAGCAAGTCCATCCACGCCTCGACGCGCCACTCCTCGTACCGCGACGACTCCGGCGCGAACGGCCCGAGAAGCCGAAGCCCGCGGCGGCGCGCGTCTCGCGCGAAGACGCCGGCGCGGTGGTGGTACGTCTCGACGTGCGCCTCCCATCCGCGTTCGAGGAGGACGCGGTCGCACACGAGGCACTTCAACTGGCGCTCTCCGCGCGGCGTCCGGCGCGCGTAGTAGTCGGCGGGGAAGGGGTACACGGCGTCCTTCGTGAAGGGGACGTCGTGCGGCTCGCTCCACGGCTGCATGACGCCGCGCCGGAGCCCTCGGGGAGTGACGACGTTCACGTGAACCTCCACCACGTGAGGAGCAGCGTACGGACGCCGCCGGGGCCTTCGAGGTCCATCGTGCTCTGGAGCGTCCGGAGCGCGTCGGGGCCGTACGTGTGCGCGTACAGCGCCGCCTCCGCGCCCAGCGCGCGCTGCTCCGCGCTGCCGACGCGGAGAAAGCGCACGACGAAGCTCCATGCGTCGTAGACGTGCGGCGGGAGCCGATAGTGGACGCTCGTGCGTGCGTCGCCGAAGCGCCGGAGCCCGAACGCGCGCTGCGCCCAGAGGAGCCGGTCCCCGTAGCGCCGCTTCACGAGCCGGCAGACGCTCTCCGCGCTGACCTTGTACTTGCGCGTCCGGCGTCGTCCGCGCGCGTCGCGGCCCAGGTCCTTCTCGTACCAGCCCGGCGCCCGGAACCAGACGATGCGGAGCGGGAGCGTGTCCGAGAACGGCGGCGCGCACACGAGCGCGGTCCATATGTGCTCGACGGCGGAGCTGATGCCGCTGTTCGGGCCGGAGAGCAGCGGACCCGCGACGCGCCATCCGGCGGCCTCGGCCTCCGCGGCCGTCTTCGGGATGGGGTACGGAAACGGCTTCCAGCCCGGCGGAGGGCTGTTGTGGTCGGAGCGCACGCCCTCGGGGAGCGACGCTTCGACCTCGGCATCCGACAGCGCCGCCGGCGGCTTCTTGACGGTGGGGACGGCCATCACCGCACCTCGTCGAAGCGCGAGAGGACGGTGAGCTGCCACTCCTGCTCCGGCGGAGTCGGCGGCGCGAAGACTTCGCGCGCGAGCAGCGCGATGGCGTCGACGCGGCGCTTGTTCGCGTCGCGCCGGACGCTACACGATTCATCCTCGTCGACGGGGTACATGTCGAAGACGGCGAGCAGCGCCTTCATCGTCGTCACGTCGGCCATCGCGCGCTCCAGGAAGAGCCGCATCGACGCCTGGTCCTTCGGGACCTCCGAGCTGTCGCAGCGGCCCGCGCGGACGTCGGCCAGGTCCGGCTTCACCATCGGCCACTCGCGCGCGAACCACGCCGCCCACTCGGGCGCCCATCCGTCGTCGGTGAGCGAGCCGCGCGAGTCCTTCACCGTCGGCCAGTCGATGAACGGGAGGCCGAGCGCCCGCAGCTTCGACCGCGCGCTCCACGACGACGACCACCGAGCAGCCTTGAGCCGCTTGACGGCCGTTGCCTGCTGGCACCGCTTCGTCTTCACGTGGTCGGCGAAGCGCCCGCGCTCGACGGGCATCCCGCACCCGGTGCATTCGCGCCGCGTGAAGTGGTACTCCGGACGAGCGCGGAGCGCCGCGAGCATCTGCGCGACGATGCGCGCCGCCGGCCCGACGATGTCGCTCACGACGAGCCCTCCGGCTTCGCGTACGCGAGCACCTCGCCGCCGTCGTCGGAGAGCTTCGCGAGGAACGCGTCCATCGCGCGCTGCGTCTTGAGCACGCGGCGGCGCGGCGCCTTGCCGGGAACGCGGTACGCGACCTCGACGGCGTCGAACGCCTCGACGATGTAGCCGCGGGGGACGCCGGTGAGGCACGCGTTGCGCGCGCTCCAGAACGTGTCCCCGTCGCGCTCATTGCGCTCGAACAGGACGCGCTCGCCCTTGGCGACCGCCAGCCCGAGCTTCGTCGTGACATCGCGCTTCGCGACGCCGACCTGCATGCCGTCGAAGCGGCCGCGGTACTGCGGGAACGCGGAGACGGCGTCGTTGGCTTCCTGGATGAGCTGCTCGCGGGTCTTCATCGTTGGGCTCCTTTGCGGCGTCTTCGCGCCGACCCAATAGAGCATACGGATTCTTCCGACTCTTGCAAGTCTTCCGCGGTCGATTCTTGGTAATTGGTCGAAACTAGCGGGGATTCTGCCGCACGAAGACGTACGCCAGCACGTTCGGCGGAACGTCCGCGCGGCGCGGAGTCGTCGGGCTGAGCCGGCCGTCGAGCACCGCGAGCGCGAGCCCAGCGCGGACGTCGCGCGGCTCCAGCCCGTAGATGTCCCGGAGACGGGACACGAGCGCCGGCTCCTCGACGCCCAGGTGCCTGAACGGCGAGGCTGCTACGGCCTGGACGACGAGCGCCGCGGCGCTCTCCGGGAGCACCTGCGCGAACGTCGTCCCGCACTTCCGGCAGTTGCGGAGCCGGAGCGCGACGACGCCGTCATCCCAGAGGTCGATGCCGCTCGCGGGGAACGGGAGCGCCCACCACTCTTCAGCCGTGTACGTCGCGCCGCAGGCGCAGACGTGCGGCAAGCACGGCGGCCGGTCGGTGTCACCCATGGGAGTCCACCGGGAACGTGAAGGACGAGACGTTCCAGCCACCGTCGGGGCGACGCTCCTCGACGCCGACGATGACGCCGCCGGGTTCGTAGTCGTCGTCCATCGTGCGCTGCGCGATGCGGCGGGCTTCGGCTTCGTTCGCGGCGTCGACGTCGAGCAGCTCCCGCGTGAACGGGTTGCCGTTCCACTCCGCGCAGACGACGAAGGCGCGCAGTTTCGGCTTCACGACGCACCTCCGAAGAACGCGAGCGCGGCCGCTTCGGGCTTGTTGAGGAGCGGGTACGCGTAGCCGTGCGTGGCGCCGGACGCGCGGACGGCCTCCTGCGACGGCGCCAACTCCGTCGACACCTCGACGGAGTAGGAGCCCTTGCGGCAGCGGAGCGCCGCGACGCCGACGGGCGAGAGCGCGTGGACGGAGAGCACGGGCTTGTACCCCATCCGCGCGCACCACGCGCGGAACGCTGCCTTGACTGCGGCGCTCACTGGACCTCCACCGGCGTCGAGCCGTGCATGTTGACGACGTGCTCCGGCTGGCCAATCTCGCGCGCCGTCGACGTCGTCGTGATGCGGACGTAGCCCTGGCCGCACTTGAGCGCGCCGTGCTTCGCGACGTGCCAGCGGGAGTCGGTGGACCCCACCACGCGGAACGTCTCGCCCCACTGGATGCTCTTCAGAGTGCGCTGCTTGGCCATCGTCGTCTTCTCCTTCGCGGCGTTCTTTGCGCCGGTTCAGAGAGCTTACGGCCGGCTTCGTACTCTTGCAAGTCTTCCGAGTCTCTTTTTTCTATTCACACCCCAACGGGGTCGGATTCCTTGAGGAATCCGGCGCGAAAAAGCTCAGCCCAGTACCGGGCTAGCGGGGCCGTACCGTCTCCGCCAGCTCCGGCGGCAGCCGGTCGTACCGCCAGAGCGTCGCGGTCGCGACGAAGCCGGAGCCGTCGTGCTCCGCGCGCGCCTGGATGACGAGCACGGTGTCCGGGTCCGCGTCGGGGACCGTCGCGGCGAGGTCGGCGAGCAGCGCGGAGAGCGCCTCGGGTGCCGTCGCTCCGCGTGCGACGTGGACGGTGGAGTACCGGCGCGGCACTATCGGCCCCCGAGCATCGGCGCGACCGCGGGGAGCCCGCCGACCTGGAGCGCGACGAGCATCGCGGCCGCCCACGCCGGGTCGTCGAGCCCCCGCTGGATGACGCGCTCCGCGCGCTCCACGAGCGCGTCGGCGAGCGCGGTCGCCACGGGGTCGCTCGGGCCGTACGGGCGTACGTTCGCGTGTAGGACGGTGGCGCCGACGAATTCGAGCAGCCAGCGCGGCGCGAGGTACGCGCCAGAGAAGCCGTGGGCCTCCGTCGCGGGGTCGGGGTGGAAGCCGAACACGCGCAGCTCGTGCGCCGCCGCGCTCGTGATGACCACGATGTCGCTCGCGAGCCCGCGGCCTCCGTCGGCCAGAACCCAATCCGACGGACGGAAGATAGGTGGGGCGTCCACGGTACACCTACGGGCCGAGGTCGGCGGTGACCTCGACGGTGTTGTACCCCTCGCCGGGGAAGGTCTGGGGCTTGCCGTCCCCCCACGTCACTTCCCACTCCACGTCGTACTTGCCGGGGGTGTTCGTGTCGCCGACGGCCCACTGGTACTCCACGAGGCCGGTCTCGGCGTCGACCACGATGGCCGCCGCGCTGACCTTGAGCTTCCCCGTCTTGCACTCGCGCATGAGAAAGCGCACGCCGGTCGCGAACGCGAGGTTGGCCGCGCTCCCGTCGTCGTAGCCGAGCGACATGCGGATGTACGGCCGCCGGTCGTTGCGCTTGATGGAGAAGTCGGCCATGGGCCGATGGTATCACGCCTTGGGCTTCGCGCGTCCCTTCGGAGTCGGAGCCGTCGTCGCCTTCGCCGTCGGGCCGAGGACGCTGCTCGCGCGCGCCTTCGACGCGGCTTCGAGGACGGACGCGAGCGCCACCGCGCCGAGGACGACGCGAGCGCGCGCCTTGGGCTGGACGAAGATGCGCGCCACGCCCGGCTTCGGAGGCGGCGGCTCAGTGAAGTAGAACGCCGCACCGTCGATGACGAGCGACGAGAGCGCGAGCTGCGCGGAGCCGGTGAAGCGCTGCTGGGCGAACGCGAGGCCGGCGAACGGGCTGAGGGCGAGCGTCGCGGTGCCCGTGACCGGCGGCGGGACGTACACGCCCGAGCCGGAGACGTCGAGCGGCGACAGCGCCAGGATGGCCGTGCCGGTGACCGCGCTTCCTCCGACACCCGCCGGCGAGAGCGACGAGAGCGACAACGCCGCCGCGCCCGAGAACGTCTCCGCGCCCGCCGCGGTGCTCGCGAGCGGCTGGAGCGCAAGCGAGGCCGTGCCCGTGACCGGGTTGAGCGCGTTGCCGCTCGCCTCGCCGGCGAGGGACTGGAGCGCAAGGGTCGCGGAGCCCGTGAAGCGCTGCTCTGCGGCCGCCGTGGAATTGAGGGGCGCGAGGGCCAAGTTGGCCGCGCCAGAGAAGGTTTCTTCTCCCGCAGCCGTCGCCGCGAGCGGCGAGAGCGCGAGCGAGCCGGTGCCCGTGAAGAAGACGCCCTGACCGCCGGCGCCTTCGGCGGAGAGCGGCGAGAGCGCCAGGGTGGCTGCTCCGGTGAACGTCTCGGCGCCCGTGGCGCTCGCGTCGAGCGGCCGGAGGTCGAGCGCAGCGGCCCCGGCGAAGGTCTCGGCACCCGCACCGGACGACGAGAGCGCCTGGAGCGCCAACGTCGCGGTGCCGGACACGCCCCACGCCCCGACCGCGTCGAGGCCGAGGGACTTGAGGTCCAGGGTCGCGGTGCCGGTCACCGGATTGGCCACGTTGCCGCTCGCGTCCCCGAGCAGCGGCGCCAGCGCGAGCGACGCCGTGCCGGTGAACGTCTCCGCGCCGGTGCCCTGGGACGAGAGCGGCGAGAGCGCGAGCGACGCCGTTCCCGTGAACGTCTCGATGGCGACCGCGCTCGCGGACAGCGGCGAGCACGTGAGCGACGCGGTCCCGGTGACCGGGTTGGCGACGACGCCGGAGCCCGTCGACGCGAGCGGTTGGAGGTCGAGCGAGCACGTACCCGAGAACGTCTCCGCGCCCGTCGCGGCGGCAGACAGCGACGACGCGGCGAGCGTCGCGGAGCCGGAGAAGGTCTCGATGCCGCTCGCGGACGACGAGAGCGGCGAGCACGCGAGCGTGGCCGTTCCCGTCACCGGGTTGGCCACGTTGCCGCTCGCGCTGCTCGCGAGCGGAGAGGCGGCGAGCGTCGCGGAGCCGGAGAAGGTCTCGGCGCCCGAGCCCGTCCCCGACAAGGACGAGAGGGCCAGCGCACACGTGCCGGTGAAGGTTTCGAGCGCGGTCCCCGAGGACGAGAGCGGCGAGAGGGCGAGCGAGCACGTCCCGGTCACCGGGGGCGGCGTGTTCACGCCGGAGGCCGACGACGAGAACGGCTGGAGCGCGTGGGTGGCCGAGCCCGAGAACGTCTCCGCGCCGGTCGCGGAGCTGCTGAGCGGGGAGAGCGCGCACGTCCCCGTACCCGTGAAGCGGAGCTGCCCGGAGCCCGACGACGAGAGCGACGAGAGCGAGAGCGAGCACGTCCCGGAGAACGTCTCGCTGCCGGTCGCGGAGCTGCTGAGCGGCGAGGCGGCGAGCGTCGCGGTGCCCGTGAACGTCTCGGCCCCGCTGGCCGCGCCGCTGAGGGGCTGGAGCGCGCACGTCGCGGTCCCGGTGAACGTCTCGACCCCGTTCGCCGACGACGAGAGTGACGAGAGCGTGTGCGTGGCGGTGCCGATGAAGCGGACCTGGCCGCTCGCGGAGAGCGAGAGCGGCGAGAGCGCGAGCGAGCCAGTGCCCGTGATGTTGACCGCGGCGGCCGTGACGAATTCCGCCATGGCCCAGCGGTCCACGTCGCGGATGCGCGCGTCCTCCCAGCCCGTCGTGGCGGCCACCATCCAGAGCGCTACGCCGCCCTGCATGTAGTCCGCGCCGCCCGCGCCGTAGCCGAAAAAGATGTACTGGCCGCCGGCGTTGGGGTTCCCGTCGAGGTTCGCCGCCGACTGCTGGAGCGTCGTGAGGTCCCCGTCCTTGTGCAGCTTGTGGCGGCCGCGGTCCTGGCGCTGCGTCGTGAGGTGCCACTCGCTGAAGCCGGTGTTGACGAAGAGCGCGCGCCCGTCCGCGCCGCCGGCGTCGAAGAACGCGGAGGCGTGCTTCGGGACGCCGCTCTGCTGGACCGCGTTCAAGCCGAGCCAATAGGCGCTCGTGGACCAGACGCCCTTCGCGTCGTAGCCGAGGGTGGAGCCGACCGTCCACGTGTCGAGCCGCGACACCGTCCAGACGATGGTTCCTTCCACCGAGCCGGAGCCGTCGGGGGCCAGCGCCTTCTCCGCGTCGGCGATGCCGAGCGAGGGCGCGCCGCAGTTCACGCCCACGCGCGCCTGGACGTCGCGGAGCTGCTCGTCAGCGCGCTCGTCTTCGAGGACGCCCGCGTAGTATTCGTGGGCGTAGATGTACCCCTCGAACATCGCGCTGAGCGCGTAATTGCCGAAGAGACGCGGCACGCCGGTCGTGACCTGGACGCCGCCGAAGGCCGCCGACGACCACGCGCTCATCGTTCCACTCGCCGCGTCCCCGACGCGCAGCTCCATCGTCCCCGCCGTCCCGTCCCATCGAATCTGGATGAGCAGGTAGTTGTTCACGATGACGGACGACGGCGGCATCACCGTGACCATCTGCCAGCCGTCGTTGGGGCCTCCACCGAGGTCGCGGCCCACGCCGTCGTACGCGCCGAACGTCACGCCCGCGTCGTGGACGTGGACGCCGACGTACCCGAGCCCGTCGGAGAAGACGGCTGGATTGGAGTAGGGCGACTGCGCCGTGTTCGTGCCGAGCACCGCGGGGAGCGCCGCGAGCGGGTAGACGAGGAACGTGGCGGTGCCGGCCACGCCCGTGGTCTGCATGAGGTCATCGACGGTGATGCCCGCCGCGTCCAGGTAGTCGTCCACGCCGTCGCCGCGCGGAGCGCCGCCGACGTCGGTGGGCTGGTTGCCCGCGGTGCCCTGGGTGAAGTCCCACCCCGGCGTCGTGTTCGTTGCCGGCCACGTCGCGATGCCACCCCCGATGGCGTACGCACCCGCGTTGTAGACCTCGGTGATGGCCGCGGAGATGCCGGAGCGCATCCGGTGCGAGCCGCCGAAGTAGACGTAGGACGAGCCCGCCGGCGTCGTGTCGCCGCCCATCGTCGGGCACGCGACCTCGGAGACGAAACCGCGGAACGTCCAGCGCAGCGGCACGGCGTCCCCGTACGGCTTCCACGGCGAGATGACCGAGGACTCCCACTTTCGGACGGTGCCCCCGTTGATGGTGATGCGGGCGCTGTCGTTCGCGTCGAGGATGGCCGCGAAGCCCATCCCAGCGCTCTTGATGGGGTACAGCGACGGGTCGTCCTCCCATGCCGGACGCTCGACGGGCGCGTGGCCGAATTCGCGCTCCCCGTTGTCCCAGCCCAGGTTCCCCGCGTCGATGCCGAACATGGGCCGCTACTCCTCGCCTTGCGTGACCTCGCCGTGCATGATGCCCGTGCTCGTCGCCGTCGTCATGATGGTGAAGAACAGGCAAGCGCCCGCCACAACCTTCGGGAAGATATAGCCCATCCCCTCGCCCTCTTCCTCGGTGTTCGCCGGGCCAAGCGAGTGGACGGGGATGGTCACGAGCGGCTTGAAGACGGTGACGCCGTAGTCGCCAGCGCTCGCCATCGCGGTCACGCGGTTGATGCTCTCGACGGAGCGCACGCCGCGCGCCGTCGTCGTGTTCGCCGCGAGCGGGAGCAGAATGAGACGCCCGACCTCGGTGAAGCCGGTCCCGCCGATGACGACGCCGCCCGCGGGGCCGGCCTGCGCCGTCGTCCCTTCGGAGTCGGTGTAGCTGTTGAGGTTCACGGTCCCCGCGGTCGCGCCGAGGGCCGTGTAAATCTCGACGGCGGCGAGGATGCCGCGGCTCTCCGCGCCAGCGGCGTACCGCGACGGCGCGACGGTGTTCGTCGTGATGACGCCGGTGGTGAGGCCCGAGAGCGAGCTGATGCCGCTGATGCGGTCGCAGACCTGCACCATCCCCGCGCCCGGCGTGGTGGCGAACTGGACCGCGAGCTTCACGATGCGCGCGACGCCCGTGCTGTCGCGCATCTGGTTGCCGTTGAGGTCCTGGAGCGCGCCCGCCGTCGCCGACGTGTATGCGATGGCCGTCGCGCCAGGGAGGCCGCCCTGCGCGGGGTCGCCGGCGGTCCGCCAGGACGAGTAGAGGCGCCCCGCCACCGTCGTCAGCGACGCCTTGGAGAAGGGGTTACGCTGCCACGCGGAGTCGCGCGCGTCCTTGTACGCCGCGTAGGAGACGAACGGCACGGGTCACTCCCACTCCGGTGGCACGATGCCCGTCCACCCGACGACGCCCGGAGCGATGAGCACGGCGAAGCCGGAGGAGACGAGCGCGGTCACGACCTCCAGCGCGTCTGCCTCACTCACGCCGCGCCACGACGACTGGCCGGTGTCCTTCGGGACCGCGGCGAGCAGGGACGGGAGGTCGGAGATGTTCGCCGCTCCGCCGTCGCGGAGGACTTCGAGGACGCCCAGCTCCAGGTCCGTCAGCGCCGCCATCGTCACTTCTCCACGAAGAGCGCCTGGCCGTAGACCTCGGGCGCGGTGGTCGTGTTCGGGTACAGCATCATGAACAGGCACGCGTCGCTGTTCGTGCCGAGGTCGACGGGGCCACCGGCCTTCAACATGCAATTCCACTGCTCTCCGGCCCCGATGGTCGAAAGCGGCAGCGTCGCGATGCGCTTGAACATCGTCGGCCCGAACGCGCCCGCGGTGCCCGTCGTCGCGGTGACCTGGACGGAGGCGATGGCGCGGAGCCCCTTGTCCCCGGAGAGTACCGGGAGCGGGATGAGCCGCTGCGCCTCTCGGAAGCCGGTGTTCCCGAAGACGACGAGCGGGCCGACCTGCGCCGTGTTGCCGGCGTCGTCGGTGTACGAGGACAGCTTGATGGTCGTCGTCGTCGCGCCAATCTGGGTGTACACCTCGGCGGCCGCCTCGACGCCCTTGCCGTCGCTCGGGGCGCGCGAGGGAAGCGCCGGCGTGTTCACCGTCTGCGCGGTGATGACCGTTCCCGACAGGTTGCCCTGCTGGTTGTAGCGGTCGGCGATGACGTACGTGCCGACGACGAGCGACGAGAGCGTGAAGCTCACGAGCCGCTTCTTGGCGCCGCTCGCGGGAGCGGCTTGGGCGAGCGCGCCCGCCGTCGCGTTCGTGACCGCGGCGCTCGCTCCGGGAGCGGCCGAGGCGGCCGCGCCGGGGCTGCCGTCGTACTGCCAGAGCGAGACCCAGCGCCCCGCCACGAGCGTACCCGGAGCCGCGCCCGCGACGCGTGCCGACTTGTAGAAGTTCAGCACCTCCGCCGTAGACGACGTCGCGAGGTTGATGAGGTTGGAGTAGTCGGTAATCGCCTCACCGGCCATGGCCCAACCTCATCGTGCGGTCGGCCTCGGCCGTCTCGCGCATGCACTTCACGACGGCGAACGGGTTGAGCACCCAGCGGTCCCGAAGCGTGACGACGCCGACGATGACCGCGCCGGCCAAGCAGCTCTGGTGCGCGTCGGGCCAGAGGGCGCGGAGCAGGACGTCGAGCGCCTCGCGCAGCTCCCCGACGCAGAACGGAAAGCCGACGTTGAACCGCGGCATGTTCTCGCGCTCCCACGCGGCCAGCTCTTGGACGCGCTCGCGGTCCTCCTTCGGGAGGTGCGCGAGGTCGATGAGGTGCTCCTTGATGTGAGGGTTCATCGAGAGCGCGAGCGAGATGGCCTTCACGGCCTCGTCGGGACGAGCGCCGCGCGGCGGGCATTCGAGGGCCGAGCGGATAAGGAGGTCGGCCTCCGCATCCGTCGCGCCGCTCTTCTTCAGGAGCGGCCTCGCGCACTCGATGGCGTGCTTGGTCGCGGCGTTCATGCTCGTCGCCGCGCGTTCAGCCGTCCGCGCCGGCGTCCTTCGGCTTCGCTTGGGGGTAGTCGCCGCACACGCCCGGCGGGCACGGGCACGTGTTCGGCTCCTTGATGGGGTCGCAATCGCGGTAGCAGCCCGACGAGAGCAGCGCGTTGACGATGACCGCGAGCCCCGCGAGGACGAGCAGGATGCCGAGCCCCGTGGCGGCTTCGCGCGGCGTCCGCACGCAGCTCACGCGCCCTCCGGCGGCGTCACGGTGCCCGTGCCGCTGACCGTGAGCTTCGGGAGCGCGGCGGCGTTGTCCCCGCCCAGGCCGTTCTCCGCCGGCGCGGGAGGCGGGGGCGCGTCCTCGAAGTCGGAGACCTCGAAGCCGTCGGGGATGTCGATGGTCGCCTCCTGGACCTTCGCCCACCACGGCTCGTTGGTCTTCTTGAAGACGGGGCCGTGGAGCTTCGCCTGCTCCGCGAGGACCTTCTCCAGGTCAAGCGCGGTCGGCGGCGAAGCGTAGACCTTGTCCATGAGGACACCGCCGGCCTGGTGACGGATGATGTAGACCTTCTTGAGCGCCATGGGTGCGATGCTCCGGTTCAGGCCGCCATCGAGACGGAGAGCGACGTCACCGAGACGTTCGCGCCCGCGCTGATGGCGACGGAGTTGAGGATGAGGTTCGAGGTCGCGGTGCCCACCGAGCCGTCGATGACGCGGACGTTGCCGGACGTGAGGAGCGAGAACCACGTGGCCGTCCCCGTCGCGTCGGCGGAGGAGTCGGCGGTGATGGCGTTCGCCGTCTTGGACCCGCCCGAGGCCGCCGCGAAGGCGGTGGCGCTCAGCGCCAGCTCCGCGAGCATGACCTGAGAGCTGATGGCCGTGTCCGCATCCGTCGGCTGGGTGCCGTCGTAGATGCGCAGCTTGCCGCCGTTGAGCACGTCGAGAGCCGCGTCCAGCGCTGCATTGCGCGAGGCCACGCGAGTCTTGGAGTTGAGAGCCATTCGAGAGACCTCCGGGGAGCGCGAGCGCGCGCACCGCTAGGCTACACCATCTTCTGGTCGAAGAACAGCATATCCGGAGAGCGACACGCGTAGCAGGCAAGGCCATATCGGACGTGTGCGAACACGACGTCCTCGGGCAGCGCCCAGACCTGCACCGCGTCGCACGCGGAGCAGCGGAGCCGGACCTCGACGAGGCCGCTGAACTGGACGCGCGGCTCCGACGGCGGGAGCGTGTCGCGGTCGCTCACGGCCAGAGGTCCCGCCGCCAGCGCCCCGAGCGGACCCAGTCCACGAACGCGCGGACGAGCACCAGCGCGACGTACGCGAGCAGGATGAGCGCCACCGCGCCGAAGACGGCGAGCCCGATGACGCAGAGCATCGCGAACTGGTCCGGCTCCACGACCGGGACTGTACCAGACGAGAGTGGCGCGCCCCGCAGGGTTTGAACCTGCGACCTCCCGATTCCATACACCGGGTGCTCTGCCAACTGAGCTAGGGGCGCGTAGTGCGGACCGGGGGAATTGCACCGCCCGACCTCTCCGAAGCGCAAGCGCCGAGGAGTGCTCTGCTACTGAGCTAGGCCCGCGAACTTCTACCGCAGGAGCGGGAGCGACGACAAGAGCCGCCGCACGTCCTCCTTCCTCGCGGGGACGAGCCCGAGCGCCATGAGCGCGCCGTCCCACGGCGCGTCCGGTTCCTCGATGCGTACGAACGCGACGTTGGCCGCCGCGAGCTTCGCGGCGACGCGCTGAAGCGTCAGCTCGTCGGGCACGGTCAGCACGACGGCATGCGTCCCGCTCGGCAAGCCACCGGGGCTGCTCTCACCTGCGGCGTGAACGATGTTCGCCGCCTGGATGCCGCGCGGCAGGTCTGCTCGCACGACGACGTAGTGGGTGAGGTGCTCTCCGGTGCTATGGCCGCGACGTCATGCCCTCAGGGTGCTCCGCTTCGTCGTCGCTGTCAACGGCAAAGTCGATATCGCCCCATCCGGGCGCGAGCCTGTAGATGGCGTTCTCCGTCGAGCGCGGCGCCTTCGGCGTCCCGAGCCACGCCACGACGACCTCGAACACGAGTAGCTCCGCGAGCGCCGCCTTGGCGCGCTCCGCCTCCTCCGGCGTCGGGCGACGGTAGCCGCGCGCCTGCTGGTCCGCGGGGAGGAGCACGTTCGCGGCCTCGGAGAGCGTGAGACCCTTCGTCATCGCGAAGCGCGCGAGGTGGGCGGCGAGCGCCCGCGCGTTCGGCGAGAGCAGCCGCGGGCTCACGCGTTGGACCACGCAAGCTGCTCCAGCGCGTCCCACGCGCGGTCGCGGCGGCGCGCGTATTCGAGCCTCGAATCCAGGTCCGTTTCGTAGCCGAGGCCGTCGGCCAGCTCGGGGAGCACGGTGTTCAGCACGACGTGCGCGGCGAGCGCGAGCGCTTCGCGCGAGAGAAGCCGCACCGCAAGCGCGTAGAGGTTCTTGTGGGAGCGATGGTCGAAGAACACGCGCGTGAGCCGGTCCACGAGCGTCGCGGCCCACGCCGGCGCGAGGCCGGCGACGCACCGCGGGCGGAGGAGCCGGTCCACCATCGCAGTCTTGGAGAGGAAAAGTCCCTGCGCGGCCAGCTCCTCGTCGGAGTAGGCGTCGAGGAACGCGGAGCGCTTGCGGTCGGCGTAGACAGTCTTCACGCCGCTCTCTTCCCGCCTCAGTGGACGTGTTCGGCGCCCGGGATGGCGGTCGGGAGCTGCTGACGCTCCTTGCCGAGCACGCGCACGCCGACCCCGCCGCCCGGAGCGCGCGAGCGCTCGATGGACGCGGCGCCCTCGCGCGCGAACCAGCACGCCATGAGCCGGTCGCCGGTGTGGGAGCGCGGGTCGTAGTACAGCATGTCCTGGAGCCAGGCGTCGACCTCGGGGTTGAGGGGCTTGCCGCCCTTCGACGGGATAATCCACTTCCCCGCTTGCATCTCGATGGCGAGGCTCTCCACGCCGAAGAGCGGGTCAGCCTTGTTCTTGCCCGTGCGGAACGCGCGGATGGTCCCGCGCGGCGCGCGCTGGGCGAACTGGACGATGTACTGCTGCGCGTGGTTGTTCTCGATGATGATGATGCCGCCGTAGCGCCGCGCGTGGTCGTCGATGCGCGCCAGAATCTCTGGTCCCTGCCAGCGTCCGCTCTCGATGTTCAAGAGCTGCCGCCGACCGTCGGGGTGGAGCATGAGCGTGAAGAAGCTCGTGAGGTCCCCGCGCTCGGGGTGCTCGCCCATCGAGAGGTCGACGCCGGTGAAGATGGCGTAGCCCTCGGGAAGCACGTCGACGGAGTGGACCATGCGGTAGCCGCGCCCGTTCTCCAGGCACTTGTCCAGCCACGCCTTCTGGAAACGCGCGGTGCTGTCGTCGTACGCCTTGCAGAAGAGCTGGCGCGGGCCTTCGAGCGGCCCGAGCGTCTCCAGCTCGCGCGCGATGCGCTCCGGCGACCAACGCTCCGGCCACGAGTAGACGCGCTCCCCGCTCGTGTCGTCGTAGACGGGGAAGCGGAAGCCCATGAACCGCGGCTCGCGCGCGAACTGGTGCATGGCGTCCTTCGGGTGCCACGCGTTGCCGACGAACCACATCTTGGAGTCCTCGGTCATACGCGTGAAGAGCTGCGCGCGGAGCCACGCGATGGTCGCGTTGCGCTTGTCGTCGCTCGACGTGTTCTCCAAGTCGAGCGCGTCGTCCACGATGGCGATGTCGATACGCGAGCCCATGACGGCGCCCTTCATGATTCCGAGGGCCTGGACGCTCGGGTCCTTCGAGATGACCTCGCGCTCGACGCTAATCTGTTCCGTATTCCACGGGAGGTCCTTCGCCGGCTTCAGCCGCGGGAAGACCTCCTTCAGGTCCTCGCTCTTCGTGATGTACTGGGCGAGCGCGCGCATTATCTTCTGCGCCTGCCTCGCCGTCTTGGAGACGATGGCCACGCGGAGGTTCGGGTTGCGGCCCAACTCCCAGAGGACGCGCGCGATGGCGTGCTGGGTCTTGCCGGCCTCGTAGTGCGCCCAGAACACCGTCCGGTCGTGCTCCGTCCATAGCTCATGCCAGCGCTTGTGGACGGGCGCGAGCGTGATGCGCCTGTTCGTCTGCTCGTCGCGGAGCACCATCGCGGCGAACGTAGCCGCGTCCTCTCTCGCGACGGCGCGCGCCGCGATGCGGGCGCTGATGTAGGAACGCTGGGCCTGGATGTGATGTTCAGTGCTTACGAGACGCATTGGGAGCGCAGTTGCCTTGCGCGTCTCCCAAGTCTGCCATGAGTACGTCGAGAAGGCGAAGGGCATCGACGGCGTCCCACTTCTCGGGTAGCCGAAGCTGGTACGCCGCAACGACGGCGCGAGCAGCCACCGGCGGGTCGGGCTGTCCCATCGCCCACCGCACCACGCGCTCCGTGGCGTTTACCGGAGCCGTCCGCCAGAGCGCCTCGGCGCACGCCATTACCCACGCCGGACAGAGAGCCGCGCGGCTCTCGATGTGCGTCCCGACGAACCACGGCCGGGCCCCGCCGGGTATGAAGCCCGCGGCCCAGACGAGAGCGTCACTCCTCCAGGGTATCAAACCACGGTCCGCACCGGCCTCCACCGGAGGCGCGGTCGGCCCGAGCCAGCTTCGTGGGGTCATCTCCCACATAATCCGTTCCGGTGTCCCCTCGCAGCGCGCGGATGAAGTCATCGGCCTTCCCCATCGGGTCGCCCTCGCCGTACGCCCCCATTCCGATGATGCTGATGGCGGCGCGGGCGAGGTCGACGCGCTGCCGCCCCGGACGAAGCGCCCGGAGCCGATGGATGACGTGTCCGACGGAGCGCACGCGCGTCCCGAGGTTCCCGTACGCGCGGTCCCGCGGCAGGTCGAGCGCCGCCTTCATGACGCCGACGAGCCAAAGCGGGACGAAGAGCACGCGCGAGCGCTCGCGCGCGTAGCGGCGGCGCGCGCCCTTCGGTTGCCGGTGCGGGGGCGCGACTTGCGCGAACTGGTTGAGCTGGTGGTCGCGCAGCCACGTCATGTACGCGAAGAGGACGGCCTCTTCGCCCGACGGCTGGAGCCACGGGCCGTCGAGCAGCTTCGACGGCCAGCCCGTGTTCGGCGCGCGCCCCCACGCCTTCACTGCAACGCGAGCGGGGTGAAGCTGCTCGTGTACGGAGCGAGCAGCGCGTCCCGGCCACCGACGTGCTCGACCAGCGCCAGCTCCGCGGCCCCGGTCGGGGCGAGCAGCGCGATACACGCGAGCGCGCGAGCAGCCTCGCCGGGGTCGGGCTGGCGACAGCACCACGCCGCGTACAGCTCGATGTCGCTCGCGACGAACGCGCGCCCGAGCACGTCGGCGAACACCGTCGCGAGCGAGAGCGCCCACGCGCGGAGCCCGAACGTGGGCACGCGCGCGACCGCGAGACCCTCCCAGGGAAGCTCCTCCAGCATCATCGGGATGTAGGTCACGTCGCTCCACACGAGCGCGTCAACCACGGCCGCCAGTCCTTCCTTCGTCGTCTCTTCCATTCTTCGCCCCTCTTACCGGCCCACGGGGCCGGCAGAGACGTCTCTTTTTGGCCGCGGGCGGCCGTTCGTCGCGGGCCGCGCTTTTTCGTCGCGGTCACTTGAACTTCGCGCCGGCGAGCGCGCGCTCCAACGTCCCCGCGTCGTACACGTACACGTGGTCCTTCGGGACCGCGGGGTCGATGGCCAGCCGTATCGAGTCGTGAGGGGTTGCCGCCAGCGAGCCGTCCTCGCGCTGTCGCAAGCGCCCGGAGAGCATCGCGGCCGCGACGAGAGCGCGGGCATACGCCTCCGGGTCGGCGCTCGCCTCCGTCGAGCGCGAGTGTCGCCGCGCCCAGTCGGCCAGGTCGCGCACGTACACCCGTCGCCAGTGCTTCGTCGTCCGCACGACTTGAACGAGCTGCTCCACGTCCAGGTCGAATTCGGTCGTCACGGCCATCCCTCCTCCGCCATGCGCCGCGAGAGCGCCGCCGACGGCCCGATGTCCGCGGTCGCGCGCCGTCCGGCGTCCGTCTTCTTGTACAAGAACCAGGGTGCGTAGGCGTCGGGCTCGCGACGAGAGCGGTGTTCCTCCGCGGTCGCGTAGCCGAGGAGGAGCAGCTCCGCGAGCGCCGCGCGCGTCAGCGTCGTCGCGTGCTCCTGAAGCTCCCCGACCGTGAGCATGGTAACCCCGAGCTTCTTGCGGAGCATGATGCGGTGTCGCTGTCCGGCGCGCATCCGCTCGACGGAGAAGCGCGAGCCGTCGACGGGCACGCCGGGGCCGATGAGGTACCGGAGAACGATGTCGCGCGCCTGCTGCTCGGTCAGCGGCCACCCGCCGTGAAGGAGCAGCATGAGCGCGAAGCCTGAGCCGTCCGGCGTCACGTCATCCTCGCGACGGTGTGGCCGAGGTCGGTGAGTTCGTAGTGGTCCGTCCACGAGCCGGGGTAGCAGGGGACGACGAGGTCGAGCGTCTGGAGGACCGCGAGCGCGGCGAGCACGCGCGGGCGGACCTGGGCGTGAATGGCGTCCCAGCGCTCTCGCGGCGTCGCGTTCGCCGGCAGCGCGCCGTACGGGAAGCCCTCGTGGGGCTGGACGGCGAGCCGCGCGTCCAACCAGACGTCGAAGGTCGAGAGCCCGTGGCGCGTCCGACGCCCGCGGAGACTCCACGCGCGAAGGATGTCGGCGGCGTCCGGCGTGAGGCGCGCGTAGGCGTCGCGTAGCAGCTCAGTCGTCATCGCGGCGCTCGTCTCGCAGGTAGAACGCGACGTCCCGGCCCTTGTCGGAGAGCGTCCACCGCTCGGGGCCGGAACGGACCTCAAGCTGGAGGACGACGTCGTGGGTGAGCAGCTCCGCGAGCGCGGCGCGGACGCGCTGGATGACCGCGGCCCACTCGGGGCGCTCGACCAGCTCGGGGAGCACCGCTCCGCCCTCGCCGTAGCGCTGGGCCATCTTCGTCGGGCGGAGGCTCCGCGCGTACGCCTTCATCCGCTCCGCGAGCGCGCGGTCCTCGTCGATGAGGCGCGGCGTCGTCCGCGAGCCGCGGAAGAACGGCGCGCTGGTGGGTCCGTTCGGCTCGACGGGGACGCCGGGGAGCGTCGGCTCCAGCGACACGCACATCTCGCCGAGGCCGCGCGCTCGGACGCCCGGCTCGTACAGCGAGAGGAGCAGCGCTCGCGCGTCGGCGGAGAGCAGCCCGAGCACGCGCTTGCGCTCGGTGAACGTCGTCCGGTCACCCATGCCGGCGCTCCTCTTCCCGGAGCCGGTCGGCGGCTTCGCGCACCTCGTACAGGAGCGCGTCGATGTCGGGGTGTCGGATGGCTCCGTGGCGGAAGCCGGAGCCGGTGAGGTAGTTGAGCACGCGACGAACGCGCGCAGAGTCGGTCATCGGGCCGACGTACGCGCGGAGGACGCGCACGTTCTCCGCCGGCGTCCGCTTCCACGTCCCGAGGAAGCTCGCGCGGAGCGCCTGCCACTCGGGGTCGGCCACGACGTCGCGGATGTCCGCGCGCCAGACGACGCGCCGACTCACGACCGCGTCGAGCACACGCGCAGCGGCGGCTTCGCCAGCCGCGGAGAGCGCGGTGGCGGCCGCCGACGTCGCGGCTCGGGCCTGCTCCGGGGAGAGCCCGAGCGCGCGGAGCTGCGGGAGCGGCTTCATGCGGCGCGCCGGCGACGCGCGAGCGCTGCTCCGCGGCGCTTGCGCTGGGTCTCCGCCCACGCGGCGCGGATGCGCTGCTCCAGCCGGTCGGCGGAGTCGGCGCGCCCGGCCGCGCGGAGCGCGTGGACCTCGGCCATCGCCCGCGAGACGTCGAGGAGGTCCCGGAGGATGAGCGGTGCGGTCACGAGTCGTCCTCGTCCGCGGAGGCGCGGATGTCGTTGGAGACGTCGGCGAGCGCGCGACGCGCCACCGCGAGCGACGCCGCGGCGCGGGAGACGCGCGCGCTGTACGACGCGGGGACGACGCCGTCGGCCACCTTCTCGATGCGCTCCTGGAACGCGAGGAGCGCCTCCGCGAGCTGCTCCAGCTCCGTCGCGGCGTCCGCGTTCCAGTCGATGTTCTCCGCGATGAAGTCGCGGGCTCGCTCGCGCGCGCTCACTGCGACACCCGCGCGACGTTGTTGGCGACGAAGCCGGCCCAGTGCGCGAGCACGCGGGCGCGGTCGGAGACGGCGAGCGAGAGCGAGTGCGAGCCGGTGAGGTCGGAGGCGAACACGATGTTCTCGCCCTCGTCGTCCACGAACGCCACCACGTGGTCGGGGACGCCCTTCGACGTTTCGAGCATCTTCACGAGCTTCTCTGCCTGGGCCTTCGTCATCGTCGTCTTCTCCTTGGCGGCGTCGTTGCGCCGGTAAAGAGAGCTTACGGCCGGCTTCGTACTCTTGCAAGTCTACCGAGTCTCTTTTTTCTCCGATTGTTGCAATCGGGCGGTTTTCTTGCGGAAAGCCTCGGTCGACAACGCCAGGCGGCCATCGCCCGAGACCCCGTACACCTCCGGGACGAGCCCGAGCGGCCGGATGAGCCCGCGCGCGAGCAACGCGACGACGCCGGCCCGTTCCTCCTCGGTCACCGGCGCGAAGCCGCTCGACGCCGCGACCGCGTCGAGCGTTCGCCGCTCCCACGGCTCCAGCGATTCGAGCACACTCGTGAGGAGGTCAATGTGGTCCCCGGCGAGGACGCCGCGTCCCTGCTCCGCGTAGACGCGCGCGGCGCGACTAGCCATCCGGGAAGAGCACGGCCTTGATGCGGGCGCCCTCGACGGTGAGCGCGTAGCGCGCCAGCTCCCCGTCGTCCTGGAAGGAGCGGACGAGCCCGCGCAGCATCAGCTCCGCGAGCGCGCCGGCGCTCTTGGACTTCGACTCCAGCCGCCCGCACCCGCTCGCGCGGAAGAACTGCGTGAGCTGGTCTTCGCGGACGGTGAGCGGCTCCACCGCGTCGTCGGGCATCGGGCCGAAGAGCGAGCCGAGGCCGGAGCCGCCGATGACCAGGCCGCCGTTTGCGCCGAGGCCGCCGGGCTGGGCCGCTGCTCGCGCTTCGGCCTCTTCCGCCTCCTTGAGCACGCGGACGTGCCCGCCGAACGGTAAGAGCCGGAGCACCAGCCGCGCGTCGTCGGTGAGCGTCTTCGCCCACGCCTCCAGCCGTCCCTCGCGCTCCGCCGTCGCGATGTCCCATACTGCGTTCTCCCGCAGCTCGTCCGTTCCCATGCTCGGGTTCTTCCCTAGGGTCCGTCGTATTCGTTGATGAAGTGGTCCACGCGCGGCTCGACGTCTTGCCGGTCCCGCGCGAGCGCGATGACGGCGGCGATGGCCTTCGCGCGCGTCTCTGCGTGCTCGCCGCCCGCCGCGGCCCACGAGAGCACCATGTCCAGGAACGGCGTCCGGACCTTCCCGAGCTTCGGCACGTCGCGCGTGATGCGCGGGCCGGCCTCCGTCTTCGGCGCGCGGCCGGGGAAGATGTCCGCCGGGTCGACGCTCACGCCAGCTCCGACGACGAGGAGACGAGGATGTACTTGAGCGGGAGTCGCCACCACGGCCACTCGGGGCCGCCCTGCTCGCCGCCGAGCACGCGCGAGACCTCCGCGGCCCACGCGCCGTAGCGGTCCACCGTGTCGTTGTCGCGGAACGACACGAGCCCGTAGGTGTGCAGCTCCACGAGCGCCGCCCGCAGCTCGTCATCGAGCACGCAGATGCGCGCCTGGAGCGCGCGGATGGGCAACGGCGTCCGATGCTCGCACGTCGCGATGGTGCCGTACACGGAGCGCGCGAGATGCGACACCGTTCGGAGCATGCGCGCCGTGCTCCGGTCAACGGAGTCGGTGGCCTCCTTCACGACCTCTGAGATGTCGTCATCGAACGCGGGGTTATGGGGCATCGTCGTCGTCGCTCCCGAGCTGCTGGAGGAAGTCCCGAACCTGGGCATCCAGCTCTGCTCGACTCTTCCCGTCGGCAAGGTCGACTAGGGACGCGAGCGCCGCGCAGAGCCGCAGCCATTCTTCGTCGGTGACGCGAGTGCCCAGCCGCCGGAGCCGTCGGATGGCGGCCCCGGTCGTGCCCGTTCCGACGCGCGCGAGGGCGCCGCTTCTGGCGGAGGTCGAAGACCACGCCGGGGTAGCGGCTCGACGCGGGCGCCGCCTGCTGCTTCACGGCCCCGGCGTCCCGAAGTTGGCCGACGCGAGCCACGCCCGCGAGACCACGTGCTGTTCGGGCGTCGGGCGGCCATCAGGGTACAGGAGCCGCTCGACGGCGAGCACCGCGCGCCCGCGCTCCGTCACCTCGACGCCGGCGACGCGGACGGTCATCGGGGCGTTCTTCGGGACGCGCGCCCACCGGACGTCGAGGAGGCCGCGCTTCCAGAGCGCCTCGACCTGCTGGAGCTGGACGTTGTGCGTCGCAGCCTGCGGCACGACCATCGCGGCGAGCCGGTACCCGTCGACGGGGACGCCGGAGTCGACGCGCCTCGCGATGGCCTTGAGCACGTTGACGAGCGGCACGGAGAGGTCGGCGTGGGTCTCCGCGATGTCGCGCGACGCGAGCGGGTGGGAGAGCTGCTCGCCGCGCCGTACCCGTCGCCACTCCGCCCCGGTCATCCTGCCCTCCTCGGTCGTCGGCGGCCGTGTCGCGGGGACCGGCCTCCCTCTTGCCAGACTAGCAGCGCGGCCGCACCCCGAGGGAGCAGCTCCACGCGGTAGAACGGATGGTCCAGCTCCACGCCGTCTTGGAACACGCGGTGTTCGTGGAGCGCGACCATCGCGCGCCGGATGAAGCCGTCGACGTACTCTGCCTCGACATGGCCGCCGTTCCTCCGGTAGTACACGGAGCGGTCGGCGGCGCGGCAGAGATGGAACGCGGTGTCGCCGACCTCGCGCGCGGTCGATTCGAGCGATTCGAGCGCGTAGCCCTCCGCGCGCGTCAGCTTCGGGACCGGAACCCTACTTCCCACGCCGCTTTCTTCCCGCGCCGCCGCGGCCAATCGTAATGTCGAGCTGCTGACCGGGCGTGACCGGGATATGCGCGGTGGTCGGCGACGGCCCCGGAGGGAAGACGAGCATGTTCGACGCGCCGCCACCGCCTCCCCCACCGACTCCGGAGATGAGCGTGGCCCTCGCGTCTTCGGGGACCTTCCACCAGCTCGGGAAGGTCAGGCCCTTGATGGACAAGCACGCGCGGCCGCGCTCCGTGATGGTCACCGAGACGAGCGGGCCGAGGTCGCCCTCAGAGCGGAAGTCGCGCACCGTCTCCACGAGCGCGCGCCGTTCGAGGCTCGTGACGGTGCCCCAGCTCACGCGGTAGCGGTCGGCGTTCCTCCGACCGTCTTCGCCCTCCGCGATGAACTCCAGCTCCTTCCACATCGTCGGGGTCATGTTCCGCGCGACGCGGTCGATGGGCCACGTCCGGCGATAGTCGTGGAGTGGCGACGCCTTCGAGCGCTGCTGGACGCGACGCCGGCTCACGTCGACCCCGGCGCGATGTACCGCGGCAGCGGCCCGAAAGGCACGCCCGCGACGATGCCCGGTTGCGGCGTGCGCTGCTCGCGCGCGTCCGCGACGACGAGCGCGGCGCGCCCGAGGTCGGTCACGCGGACCTTGATGCGCGTGCCCACGGGGAGCTGCTCGACCTCATTCGCGGTCGCGCCGATGGCCTCGACGACCCCGAGCGAGAGCGCGCGCTTGAAGTCCCACTCGGGAATCTCGTACACGCCGGAGCGGCCGCCGAGGCCCTGCGCCCAGGCCGGCCGGTGGTTCACCCGACCGCGCTTCACGCGCTGGAACTGGTACCAGGGCGACGTTCGGTGGGACGAGAGCAGATGGATGAGGCTCGCGACGGCGCGCGAGACGCGGGGCGGCTTCTGGTTCACGAGCGTTCTCTTACCGCTCCAACGCCTCATTCTTGAGGCGCTCGATGGCGTCGAGCGCGCGCCGGTATTCGTCGCCCTCCGGCGTCCACTGGAGGTCGAGCGTGAAGCCGAGGTGCTCCGCGATGCCCGCCCCGCGGATGGCGTGCGCGTAGCAGATGGGGAGCGGCTCCGCGCCGGGCCACCGCATCGTCGCGTGGTGCGGGCGGCCGCAGAGATGACCGCACGCTGTCCGCTGGGTGCAGGTCATCTCAGTCGTCATAGTCGTACACCGGGCTGCCGCCGTACGCCCGCTCACGCGAGAGGCGCACGCGCTGCTCACCGTCCGCGCCGACGGTCCACTCCAGCTCTCCGCGCTCCGTCGCGACGACGAGCGCCGCCCGGACCTCGTCCACTGACGGCGGCGCGAAGCCGGGGTAGAAGCGCCCGAGCGATGGGAGCAGCGCGAGCACCTTCGGCACGGTCATCTCGACGCCGATGCCGTGGCGGCGGAGCAGGTCGACGCACGCGCTGTAGAGGTAGTTGGCGCGCTCGTTGAAGCGCAGCTCCGCGTGGTCGATGGTCATACGCCAGCCCGCCGGATGAGAGCGGCACGGCCGCGGGACTCCGTGCGGTCGCGTCCGTCGAGCCAGCGGTGGATGTCCCCGAGCTTCGGAGGCTTGCCGGGGTACATGGTCCGGAGCGCCTTCTCGTCCGCGGCGAAGTCGCGCGGGAAGTCGGCGGGGTCGTAGCCCTCCCGGAGCTGCTCGCGTCCGGGATGGAACTCAGCGGGAGCGACGATACCCATCCTCCCAATCTTCCCGCGGGTAGGTGCCGATTCCGTGGAGCTTCTCGTACCGCGCGCGCTTGTCGCGATGGAAGCGGTCCCCGACGACGTAGAAGTCCCGCCCGTACGTCCGGTGGCCGTAGTCCTCCAGCGCTATCCAGCCGCGGAGCAGCGCGAGCGCGACGGCGGCGCGCCGGTCCTCTCCGCGCGGGAGCAGCGGCGTGAGCCTCAGCTCCAGCCCATCATCGATGATGACGCCGCTCCGCGCGACGGTCATCGCCACCGTCCACGCCATCTCCTCCAGGACCAACGGGTTCACGGGTAGCCCCGGAGGAGCGCCGCGTGGGGGTGGAAGGCGCGCGGCTCGCCGTCCGGAGCGCTCACCGCGCTCCAGCGAAGGTCGCCCTGCTCGACAGCGACGACCGCGGCGGCCTTCACCGTCTCGCGGTCGGGCTTCGGGCGCGAGCCGGCGGTGACCCGCTCCCACCCCGCGAGGACCTCGTCCGCGGTGAGCCCGATGCGGCCGCCGTTCTTCCGGACGACGGTGACGACGCACCACACGATGTCGTCGAAGTCGTCGCTCACCGCGGCCGCCCGATGACACCGAACGCCTCGCGGAGCCGCTCCTCGTTCTTCGTGAGCCGGTACTGGAGCAGCGTGATGCGCCACGAGCCCTTCGGTGTCGGGACGACGCGCTCGACCTCCACCGGCTCGATGAAGCCGCGGAGCACCGCGAACGTGACGACCGCGCGCGCCTCGTCTTCGTCCGGGCCTAGCTCCGCGCCCATGATGGCCGCGAACAGCGCGCGCTCCCCGACGTGGCCGTGGGTGGCGACGGAGAGGACGGCCCTCTCCGCGAGCGCTTCGAGGCGACCGGCGGGCGAGGACGTGCTCATCGGCCCCGGTACGCGCGCGCGAGCTGGACCCAGCCGCCCTCGCTGAGCCCGTCGGCCAGCACGCCCTCGCCCATCGAGCGCGAGCCGCGGAGCTGCCAGACGTCCGGCTTCATAGCGTCCGCTCCGCGGCGTCGAGGAACGCGTCCAGGGTGCAGAGCATGTCCCCGCGCGTGAAGCACGGGGCGAGGTCGCGCGGGATGCGGACGGGAAACGTTTCGCCGTCGGGGAGACGGTAGCGGGCCGCGAAGCCATCGTGCGTCTCGCGGGCGTCGAGCAGCGTGGCGCCGCGGTGCTCGCGGGGGAAGTCTTCGGCGGAGATACCCATACCCGGTTCTTCCCGGGCCGGGCACCTAGTTCCCGCGCGGGCGCTCCGGCTTCGCGAGAGCGCCGATGACCGGCGCCTGCTTCCCGTCGCCCTCCCGGACGCAGAGCCCGGCGAGGTACGGCGCGGGGTCGGGGCCAGCGGTCTGGACGAGGTGGAACGTGATGGCGTCGGCGGGCGCGGGGCGCTTGATGACGAGGCGAGCGGCGCGGCTACACGTCGAGCACGCGTGCGGGCGCTGGAAGGTCTGCTCCATGTCGAGGATGCGCGTCACGACCCAATCGGGCGCGGCGCAGAACGGACAGGGGTAGTGGACGCTCGTACCGAGCCCGAACCCCGAGACCTTCGTGTTCGCCCTGTAGGCGGTGTCGTACTCCTCGCGCGTCTTCGGCTCAGCCATGGTCGTCCTCGTCTTCCCCGAGCTTCTCCCGCTTCGCGTCCCGCATCTCGCGGTCGCTCTCCGCGAGCGCGTACGCCTCCCGGAAGAGGCGGAGCGACGCGTCGAGCAGGGAGCGCGCGCCGACCTTCTTGCACACGTCCGAGGACTGGGCCTTGACGGTGTCCGGGGTCGTCTCGCGCATCCGCGCCAGCTCCGCGTGCGTGGCGGAGCCCGTCGCGGTCGCGAAGAGGACCTCGCGCTCCGCCGGCGTCAGCTCGTACTTGAATGTCCAGTCGTCGAGCGTCTCCGTCAGCGGCGTCTTCGGGTCGGGCTTCTTAGTCGGCCCCATACATCTCCTCCCACCAGTGCGGGTTGTCCTCGTCGTCGTCCACGTACGCGATGAAGCTGGACGCGCTGGGCTCCGGCTTAGGCGGGCACCCCTTCGGGCGCGACGGGTCGGCGGCCGGGATGTACTCCACGCAGCCGCAGTCCCGCGCCAGGCAGCTCTCGCGCTTGCCCGTCGAGAGGTTCTTGAAGTGGGTGTCACGGTCGTGCGAACACTCGCAGGTCGTCTTGAGGCTCACGCGGACCTCGCCTGGCGCGCCATCTCGCGGAGCACCGCGGGGTCCATCGCCTGCCCGAGGGACTGCATGCAGCCCGAGCAACGGCAGTCATAGCCCGGACGCATCCCGGACGACTGAACCGGCTTCCACGCCGACCGGCAGAAGGGCTCTCCGCTCTCGCTCGGGTGATTCATCACGGCACCGTCGGAGCGACGTGGCAGGGGCACCGGCACGCATCGGCGCAGAACTTACACGTCCCGCGACAGGCCGCGTGCTCCCCGTGGACGCACGCCGTCGACGTATACCGATGGGGCGGCGGGAAGGGGTCAGGCTCCGCGTCGAGCACCGGGACGGCGGCGCGGTAGGGGAGCGCCGGGGACGGGGTGCTCGGGAGCGTCGGTTCGGAGTCGGGCGGGCACTGGGGCGGGGGACGAAACGTGCTCACTTCGCCTTCTTCCGTTTCTTGACGTCGCTCCGCTCCCGTAGCTGGCCGCGCGTCACGCGCTCATGGTACCGCGCGCGCTGCTCGTCGGCGACAGCCCACGCCTGGCCGACGTCGAGGCGCTTCACGGCCGTGAGGAACGCGAAGCACCAGACGAACTGGCAGAAGTCAGGCGTGGGGTATCCCATTGTCGGTCACTCCTGCCCGCGGCGCTCCGCGAGGACGAACGGCCCCACCGGGGTCTCGCCCTTGCGCGCCTTCGCGCGGGCTTCCTTCCGCGTGAAGAACGGCGTCAGCATCAGGATTCCCCCGCGACACCGGAGGAACCAGACCGCGCGCGGGAGCGGCGGGAGGTCCTTCTTGGCGACGCGCTTCACTGGGCCGTCTCCGTGTTCGCGGCGGGCTTGTCGCCGGGACCGCGTCCGCGCCGGACGTGCGGGGCGGTCCCGCCCTTCTTGCCGGCCGCGCGCGCCTCGTCGCTCGTGAACTGGTGGGCGGTGCCGGCGGCGTGCGCGGCACGTCCGCCCTTGCGAGCAATCTCGCGGCGGCGCTCGGGGTCGATGCACGCGAAGCCGCGCCGCTGCTTGGGGCGCGCCTCGCTGCTCGCGGCCTCGGGGATGGATGCTCCTGAGAGCGCGACGGGCGTGGCGCCCGAGTAGCCGGGCTGGGCGGGGTCGTGGGTCTTCTTGGGGGTGCTCATCGTTCGGTCCTTGTGCTGAGGTTGCGTGACGTGCTACCCTGTCGCGAGCGACAGGGCGGCGAGAGCTAAGCCGGCTTCTTTGCCTCCGCGCCGCCGGAGTGGACGACGAGGCCCAGCTCCCGCGCGCGCTCCAGGGCGCCCTTCGCGAATTCGACCTCGCGCTCCGCGTCCTCCAGCGTGATGTGCGCGACGTTGATGCCCATGACGGCGGTGGGGAGCCCTTCCTTCACGCGCTGCATGCTCGCGATGGTGTCGACGATGTGGCCGAGGCGCCCGACGGTGAGCGAGTAGTCGCGGAGAATCTTGAGCGTCGAGCCCACCTCGATGTCGAGCGGCTTGCCGTTCTTGTCGACGCCGGTGGAGAGCTGGTCGCCGATTCGCTTGGCGAGCTTTCCGATGCCGTCGGTGAGCGCCGCGCACGCGACGAGCCCCGCGAGGGCGTCCTTGCGGAGCGTTCGGAGGCTCGCCTCGTCGACCATCCGCGCTTCCTCTTCCAGCCGGCGGGCGTCTTCGGCCTCTTTCGCGATGCGCTCTCGCTCCGCGGTGAGCGCGGCGTCCTGCTGGGCGCGGAGCCGCTCGGCCTCTGCTTTCTCGTCGGCGAGGACGTCTTTGATGACGCGGAACCATGCGAGCTTCTTGCGCGGCGGGCCGGCCCAAGCGCGCTTCGCCGTGCGCCAGTCGACGCCCGAGAACTTCGCAGCGCGGTCAATCTCGCCCGGGTAGTTGCGGAACGATTCCAGGAGCTTGTCGTACGTCTCACGGTCCAGGGGGCGGTAGGGCATGACTGCGTAGTCCCTTCGGATGGGCTACATACTGACAGGTGAGGCCGTTGCAACGCAAGAGAGAGTTGGAAGAACGGAGAGGAAACTGAGGTAGACTGTCGCCATGGCTCTCGCCCACGACGCGCGCGCTCCCTACGAACGTGCTCCCCTAGCCGCAAAGACGGACGCCGAGGAGGCCCTCTCTCTGCCGGCTCCTTCCCCCCGCGAGACGAACACCGGGGGCGCGGAACGCTCCGGAGCGTCCGTGCTCCCCGAAGAGCCGGTCCCGCGTACGGCGGAAGGCGCGCGCTTCGGGGAGGGGGCCTCTTCGCTTGTTCTCTCTCCGACGACGCTCGCCCGGAAGGCGGCGACGGCGAGGACGGTGGAGCTGGGGGCGTGGGCGCTGTTCTGGTTCTCGCTCGGGGCCGCGTCGATGGCCCACGCCGCCGAGAGGCCGATGGGGCTCTGGCTGCTCGTCGCGACCGGAGCGTGGGCCGTAGGGGCCTCGGCGCATCGGCGGGCGGCTCGGTGGCGGGAGCGTCTGTCGGCGCTCGCTCGGGGTGATTCCGGGGCGGGAGCGAGCCGTCGGGCCATCGAGTCGCTCTCCCTGGCCGGTGACGCGCTTCGGGCGCTGGCGTCGTGGGCCGATGACGCGACGAGCTTCCTCCACGACGACGGGCCGAGCGAGCCGCCGCCCGTGGACCCCGATGCCCCTATCCCTCCCATGCCGATGCCGCGCGATGCGGCGCTGACGGCTGCGCCGGGGAAGCTCGCGAGTGGGGTGCGGGAGCGCGAAGCCGAGCCCCCCGTGAAGGACGGGGATTCGCGCCCGGAGCTGCCGCCGCCTTCGGTAAAGCTGCTGGAGGCGGGCTCCGTCCCGCCGCACGCGAAGCGCGACGCCGACCACGACCCCGAGACGTGCGAGGTGTGCCAAGCCGTCTACGGTCCCGTCACCCCGAAGCCCGATGCCCGGTAAGCGCTTCGGAGGCCCCAAGCCCGACCTCTCCAACGAGGTCACCCACGCGCTCGTCCCCGGCGGCTCGCGGGCGCTATGCGACGGCCGCGTCCACGTGAAGGGTACGCGGCGAGATGGGTATATCACCTGTTGCCTCTGCCTCCAGAAACGGATATCGATGCTCGGGGCGTCGTTCACGACGCGAGGGCTGGAGCGCGTCGCGACGAGCGCCGGAGCGCCGACCGTCCTATCCCTACTCCACCGCGCGCTGGAGAACGCGAAGCGGCTGAAGCGGTGGGCGAACGGGAAGAGATAGCGCGATGGACTTCGACACGACGTGCCCGGGATGCGGGGCGCGCCTCCGCCGCAAGGGCCTCTCCGGACATCGAAAGACCTTCGGGTGCCAGGCCGAGTCGGCGCGCCGCTCCTTCGCCGCGCGCGGCTGGGTGACCGTCGGGTGGTATTCCGGGACGCTGGAAGGGCTGAAGCTGCTCGGGGCGCCGCTGGAGCGCGCGCGGACGGGAAGGAAGAGCGGCGGGCGCCAGGTGCTGGAGACGTGGACGCCCCGGTGGGCGCTCCACCTCGCGGACATCCTCCGCTCGCCCGGCCACGCGGAGCACCACGCGCTCATGAAGCGGCTCGTGGCGCGCTGCGAGGAGGACGAGACGACGGAGAGGGCGCTGCGCGCGCTCGTGGAGAGCGCCGGCATCAACCACCTCACCGTCCCGATGGTCGTCGCCTTCGCCGAAGCGGCGCTCCCCGACGTCGTCTCCCACGACGTCGAGGTGAAGCAGGCTGTCGAGCAGCTCCGGGACGTGCTTCGACGTACGAGCGGTTGAGCGGTGGCGCGTCGTTTGAAGCGGACGGGCTACTGGTTGGGGCTCTTCGCGCTCGACGGCGAGCGCTTCATGCTCCGCGTCTACCGCTCGCCGGAGTCGAGGCGACTCTGGGCGAAGGACGACGCCTTCGACAAGACGACGACCCTCAGCCAGGTCGCCCACCTCTACGCCGACCGCGCCGGGCTCCGATGGGTCGCGAGCGTCGACCTTCGGATGAACAACCACCACGTCTCCGCCGGCAACGCGGTCCACTTCTGCATTCCCGAGCACGTGTTACCGAACGGAAACGCCGCGCCGTGAAGCCCGTGCGACATCCTCTCGCGGACGCCGACGACGCGCTCCTGGCGCTTGTAACTCTGTTCGTATTCGCGGCCTGTCTGCTACATCTTCTGGACTGATGACGACGAAGCCGCCGCGCCGACCAACGCGACGCCCACCCGCGCCGCCGGTCGGTGGAGAGGGTGCGCAGGACGACATCCCGCCGCCGCCACCGACGCGCCCGGAGCCGTTCGGCGTCGTCATTGAGGCGCCCGACCTCGTCGAGGGCGCGGAGGACTACTACAAGCGCATCCACGCCCATCGGACGGTGCTGGCGATGAAAGCCGTGCGCCCCGGAGAGCCGGTCGCGGTGCTCGTGGACGACGAGAGCGGCGACGCTCCGCCGGACCCGACGCGCGCCGCGCTGCTGGAGCGCGTCTTCGCCGCGGAGCGCGAGGTGGCGAAGCTCCATGAGCTGCTCGTCGCCGGCGAGCGCCGCGAGCGCTCGCTCAAGGAGGCGCTCCGCGCGGCGAACGTCGGGCTGAGCACCGCGGCGGAGAAGCTCGCGGCCATCGTCGCGACCATCCGCACGCTCACCGACGACGGCTGAGCGCCTATCGTCCCACCGGCGCCCGGCGGTACGCTTGAAGCGATGGTCGTCGCCTCGCTCGCAATCGAACTGGTCGAAGTCGATGGTGTGTGGTTCGCGTCCGCTCCGTGGCTCGCGGAGCCGGTGACGGGAGCCACGCCGGGAGAAGCGTTCCAGCGCGCCTTCGATGCGCCGCGCCGGGGCTGGAAGGTCGCCGCCTAGGGAGGCGGCTCCAGCGCGCTCGTCACGTCCGTCATCCGCAGCTTCCGCACCCCGAGCTTCGTGGTGAGCGCTTCGGCGACGGCCGTAGGGTCGAAGTCGCGGCACGAGTACACGTCCAGGACGAAGAACCCGTCCCGCGCCGGCCAGGTGTGGATGGCGCAGTGCGACGTCGAGAGCACCGCGACGCCGGTGACGCCGCCCTCGTCCTCGAACGGCTCCACGTTGAGCTTGGAGAGGTCCAGCTCGACATCGTGCATGACGGGCTCTCCCAGGGCGCGCATCCCGAGCGTCGAGACCAGCTCCTTGAGGAAGTCGCGCACGACGACGACCGCGCCGACGAGCGTGACCGCTCCGTAGCCCACCACCTTCACGTGCCGACCGTGTCCCATCTCATCCCTCCGGAGAGCGCCCATCCTGCTCTTTCAATTCTCCCAACGCAACAGCTACAACGAAGTCGGCTGTACGATTCGGGTCGCGCGTCTCGTCGTAGACGACCTCCAGCGCGCGCCGCAGCTCTTTCCGCTCCACGAGCAGCTTCGCGAAGACGCGGTCAGCGATGTTCGTCGTGATGGGTACCTTCCGAACGTGTCCGGCTTCGTCGCGGTCGAAGTGTTCCTCCGTCGCGACGTCCCAGAACGCGTGGAGCCAGAGCGGCGCGAACAGGTTGCGCTCGGGGACGCTCTCGCGGCCCATCCGCGAGCCGGGGAGCGCGCGGACGAACGAGGTGAACGCGTCCTCCGGGAGCCCGGCGTCTCGCGCGATAGCGCGCGCCCAGTGGAGGTGCCGGGCGCTCCACGGCTCCCACGACATCGACTCCCGCCGCCAGCGCGCGTTCGCCATCAGGCGCGCTCCGCGGCGCGGAGCAGCTCGCGCACGGGGTAGGTGCGGCTGAAGTCGGGGCCGTCGGGCGCGAGCTGCGCGACGGCGAAGGCGCTCGCCGCCAGCTCCAGCCGCCGCTCCTCGGGGAACGCCGCGATGCTCGCGAGCGTCTCCTGGAGGTTCTCCTGGGCGAAGTGGGCCGCGAGCAGCGCGTACACCGCCCACACGGGGAGGAGCCCCGCCTCGTCGGCGTATCGCCGCATGACGCTGCGGACGTGGACGATTAGCTCGTCCACGTGCATCGTGCCGCCGGAGTCGAGCCGCTCCAGGACCGCGCTCGCTCTCATGACGCAAGGTCCTCGCGCGCCGGGCCGTAGACGAGCGCGAGCGCGCCCACGAGCCCATCGAGCTAGTAGGTGGCGACGAGCGCGCGAAGCCGCTCCCCGAGCTGCTCCGGCGGCGCGTCGTGGAGCCAGAAGAGCGTGTTGTCCACGTCGAGGCCGATGCTCTTCGCCCACTCGCCCACGATGCTGTCGAACATCGAGCGCGAGACGCCGTCATCGCGCCGCGCGCTTCGCTCGCCGCGGACGGCCGCGAGGAACGGCTCCGTGGCGCGGCGAAGACTCTCCAGCACCAGCCGAAGCTGCACGTGTACTGAGGCGCCGGCGAACAGCGAGGACAGCGTAGCCAGCGATGTCACGCCAGGGGTCCTCTCCGAACGCGTCGCGGTCGGTGGCGATGCGAAAGAGCTTGTCCACGACGCGGGTGATGGCGAGGAAGTCGCCATAGCCCTCCGGTCCCACGCCGTTCGGATAGAGCGCGGCGAGGACGCGCTCCGAGGCGACGAAGCTGTTGCCGTAAGCGGCGTTTTTCTTCTCCACCAAGAGGCCGACTTCATTGGCGACCTCCACGAACGTCGGCGGCTTCTTTCGCGGCAAGCAGCTCCTCCTGGGTCACGGCGCCCGAGACCACTCGGGCGTAGCCGATGAGAGAGCGACAGCCTACCACGAGGCCGTGCTCCACGAGATGCGCGACCATCCGCGCGCTCTGCGCCCGCATCCGCTCGACGCCGTAGACCTCGAAGACCTCCGCGAGCAGCGGGCACGCGAGCAGCCGATGGCCGAAGCGCGTGGTGGCGCCGGGGACGACCTCGAAGGGCGCGAGCGCCATCAGCTCGTTGAAGCCCTCGGCCTCCACCCAGCCCTTCCGGAGCATCTTCGCCGGGGTCATCGGCCGGCTCCGAGGCCACGCCGCGGCGGCCATTCGAGCCCGAGCAGCTTGAAGCACGCGGCCTTCTTCGCCACCGTGTCGTCGCCGGCCAGGTCGGCGGCCGCGACGAGCGCGCGGCCCTGCTCCTCGGCGCGCTCGCCGCTCTGGAGGAAGCGCACGATGGCGTCCTCGATGCCGTGGCCGAAGAGGAACCAGCACCGGCCCCGGATGTTCAGGACCCACTCCGGCGCGAAGAGGTCGTGGCCGACGCTCGCGAGCCACGGCATCCACATCGACCAGCCGCCGACGTCCGGACGCTCGATGAGCGCCCAGCCCTCGCTCGCGAGCTTGTGCCGGGCGTGGACGTCGCGGTCGGGAGCCATCGCGAAGCCGCGCGTGAAGCCGTCGGGGAGGAGCTTCACGAACGCCTCGCCATGTACTTCGTTCCCTCGGCGCTCGCCGCGCCGATGACGTCGGGCAAGTGGTCCAGGAGGAACTCATAGACGCGCTCCGCCGCTTCGGGCGGTGGCTGCCAGACGGCAGCGCCGTTCCGCGGCTCCTGCGGGAGGAGCATGAGCACCGCGTCGAGCGCGCGCCGCAGCGTCGGGTCGCCGGCGAGCGCATCGAAGACAGCCGGCCAGACGACGCCGACGCGCCGCTCCCGCTTCGTGTAGCTCTTCATCGGCGTGCCGAGGACGAGCAGCTTCGCCGCCCACGCGGGGCACGCGGCGCTCTGGCCGCCTTGCTGCTCGAACACGACGAACGGGACCGGCTTCGGGCCGTCGGTGAGGTAGCGCACGCCCCACGTCGGGACGAAGTCCCAGCCGCCGGCGAGCACCGCGTGTAGCGCGCGAAGCCCGAACGGCGCGCGGTCGTCGCTCCCCCGTTCGCAGAGGCCGCACGGCTGGAGCACCCAGCCGAAGCTCGTACGACGACGGAGCGCGCACCGCTCGCAGGCGAGCGGCTTGAGCAGCGCTTCGCCGGCGCGCTTGAGCGCGTCGAGAGGGTCGGGCGGTGGGTCGAGGACAAGAGCCACGCGCGCGTCTTTCCGTCGCCTCGGACGATTACGCGGCGCGCTTCACCTGCGCCGCGACGCGATTGAAGACGCTGACGAGGGCCGTGCGATACCCCTTCGGGCCGTCGAGCGGCGCGGTGAAGTAATCCATTCCCTTGAGCGCCGCGGCGAAGCCGCTCGGGTCGCCGGTGGTGACGGATGCCCACGCGCGCTTGAAGCGGTGGAAGAGGACCTTCAGGTACTCCTCCGCGCCGGCGTCGAGAGAGCGGAAGGCCCGGAAGCGGCACATGTTGTGGTCCGGGTAGAACCAGACCACGGCCGTCCCGTCGTCCTGCTCCGTCGCCACGACGACGTCGGGGCCGGGCTTGCCGTCGGCGCGCACGCCGGCGTTCTTCGCGAGCGCGAAGGCCGCGGCCTTCGGCAGGACCTCCCAACACGGGTAGTAGGTGTGGTCCAGGCCGTCGCCGGGGCGGCTCTTCACGTTCCCGAGATTCCAGTTCCAGCAGGAGTCCCCCCATCCCGTTTCGAGCGCCCAGTGGGCGACGAGGACGGAGAGGGACTCGGGGCTCGGGACGTCGTTGAACAGCTTGAGCCACGCGCGCTGGAGCGCGGCGTATACCGCCGTCGGCGTCTCCTTCGTCTTCGTCGCGGGGAAGCGCGAGCCGGGCGGTGGCTCCGGCGTCTTCGCGCACATGCAGAGGTCGTGTTCGCACACCGCGCAGTACGCCGGCGCGCTCTCGGGCTCCGGCTCGGGGAGCGCGGGCTGCGTCTCGCGGTCGGCCCCGTCCGCCCACCCGGCGGGGAGCTGGAGGACGTCGCCCGTCTTGAGCGTCTTCCACCGGCCGTTGCCCTTGCGGAAGTCGGGGTTGGCGTCGAGCAGCTCCGCGTGTCGGCCTTCGCTGCCGGTGAACTTCTTGGCGATGCTGCTCGGATAGTCCCCGCGCTTGACCGTGTACGTCGGCATGGTGCTCATCCTACCGCTTCGGTCGAGGGCGGTGTAGCGCTTTGGTCAAGCTGCTCCGCGTGCGAGACGTCTTGCCTCAGCACCCCGCCGGGCGTCGCGATGTACCGCGGCGGCTCCTCGGGGTAGACGGGGTCCTCCGGCCGCATCACCGGCGGGGGAGGGGGCGGCGGCATCTCGTCCGGGGCGGCCGGCGGAGGCGGCGCGGGGAGCGGCTTCGCGAGCTGGCGCTGGAGCCACTTCCGGTGCCCTTCCTGCTCCGCGGAGATGAGCCGGCGGCGCTCGACGGCGGCCTCGGCCTTCTTCGTACACGGCGGACAGCCGTGACGCCCCAGGCAGACGGCGCACGACCGCGTCCCGCACTCGTGGCAGGAGCCGACGGCGGCGACCTCGCGCGAGCAGAATTGGCACGTCCAGGGCCAGCTCTCCAGGCCCGAGAAGAACGTCGGGTTGTCCGCGCTCAGCCGCCGCGCCGCCTCGTAGGCAGCGGACGGCCCGCCGCGCCCGAGCGCCGCCGCCACGACCGCGTCGACGGTGACGGCGTGGGCGCGCGCGACGACGAACAGCGAGTCATAGACGCGCGAGGCCATCGGACCCTTCGCGCGACGGAGGAGGGCGTGCTTCTCGGGGCTCACGAGCCGCAGCTTACCACTACGGGAGCCCGATGAGCTTGTGGGTTTGCAGCGACAGCCGCCAGCGCGGACGCCGGCGGATGAACGCGATGGCGCCGTTGAGGTTCTGTTGGAAGGCCATGTTCGCGAGCTGGTTGGTTTCTTCGTCCTCCACGCCGTCCTTGAGGAGCGACGTGCCGACGATGGACGGGTCGGGAAGGACGTCCTGCGGCTGGACGAACAACGCGGCACGCGCGTAGTGCTCCGCCATCGCGTCGAGGTCGTCGTCCTTCCAGCCGTCGAAGTTCAGCCCCGAGCCGGGGAGCACGACCTTCAGCTCATCGACGCGGCTCGCGGGGACGACGAGGGCGGTGTTGCCCTTGGGCGAGCACGCGACGTGGTCGAGGCGGTCCCAGACCTTCGAGTCCACCGTCCCGTTCGTCTCCACCGCAATCTTCCAGCCCTCGGCGTGGAGCGCGTCGGTGAGCGCGGCGTTGACCTGAAGCATGGGCTCTCCGCCGGAGAGCACGCACCAGCGCTCCGCTCCAGCGGTGGTCGGCCACGCGTTGTCCATCATCGCGAGCAGCGCGATGAGGTCGAGCGGCACCCCCTTGAAGAAGTCGGTGTCGCACCACGCCGCGCACGCGCCCTTGCCCGCGTCGCGGTGGAGCGGCGACCCCGTCCAGAGGTTGCACCCCGAGAAGCGGACGAAGACGGAGCGCGCACCGGCGCGGCTTCCCTCGCCCTGGAGCGTGTCGAAGACCTCTTTCACGCCGTATCGCTCGGTCATCGGTCGACCTCGTAGTCAGAGAAACAGTTGGGCGTCTCCCAGCACCGGACGCGCGTGACGCGGAGCGGCGCGGGGAGCATCGACACCGCCACGCCGTAGACGTAGCGCGCGAGGTTCTCGCTCGTCGGCGAGAAGCTCACCACATGTACTTTGCAGCCTTGGGCGACGAGCGGCGCGATGAGCGGGTCTCCGTCCTGGAGGACCATGCCGTGGTCGAGGTGCTCGTCCACCCAGGCGCCCACCTTGTCCTTGATGAACGAGAAGTCGACCACGCGGCCGACCTCGTCCAGCTCCGGAGCCTGGACGGTGACCTCGAACACGTAGCGGTGCCCGTGGTAGTTGCGGCACTTCCCCTCGTGCTTGAGGAGGCGGTGGCCGGTATCGGCTTCGAGGCGACGCGTACAGGTGACGAGGTTCATGCTCCCTCCGTGAAGACGGGGTCGATGGCGCCGTTGCGCCGGAAGGCTTCGCGGCGCATGAAGCACGGGCCGCACTCGCCGCAATGACGCGCGCCGCCGCGGTAGCAGGACCACGTCTCCGCGAAGGGCGCGCCGTCGGCGAGACCCATCGCCACAATCTCATGCTTCATGAGGTGGCCGACGGGCGAGACGACGCGGACGCGGTAGCCGTTCTGCGTCGCGTAGGGGAGCAGGCCGTCGAAGAGGTGCGTGAACTCCTCCTCGTTGTCGGGGTAGGCGCCGCTCTCCTCCAGGTTGTTCCCGAGCGCGAGCACGTGGAAGCCGAACGCCTCCGCGTAAGCGGTCGCGTACGCGAGCATGACGAGATTGCGCGCGGGCACCCACTCGTGGGCGTATTCGGCGCCCTCGGTGGCGCCGGCGAGCGTCGCGTCCTCGCGGAGCAGCGTGGACGACGCCGTCCACGGCATCGGGAGCGTGAGCACGACGTGCGAGGCGCCAAGGGCGTGCGCGATGCGCGGGATGCGCTCGCTCTCGCGGGTCTGCGCGCGGCAGCCGTACTGGAAGTGGAGGAGCCGGACGTCATAGCCCTCGCGGACGAGGCGCGCGGCGACGGCGGTGGAGTCGAGGCCGGCGCTCGCGATGACGAGCGCGCGGCGCGCGTCCTTCCGCGGCAGCTCGATGCGCTCGCCCGTCTTGAGGTCCATCGCGCTGTACGGCGGGAGCTTCGCGGGCCGGACGCCGAACGGGAGCAGCCCATCGAAGTGGCGCTCCATCGAGGAGAAGTAGGCGGTGCCGTCGACGCTCGCCCAGTAGTACAGCGGCTTGTAGTTGCAGGCGAGGAAGATGCTGTCCTCGGTCTTCACCGCGAGCGCGTACGAGCCGACGACGCGCGAGAGCGACACCGCGAAGGCCGCGAGCGACGAGCGGTCCAGCACGCGCGGCAGGACCATCGAGTCGACCTCGCCGGGCAGCGCGCCCAGCTCCTTGTCGTTGGCGATGGTGCCGTTGTGGACGACGCCGTCATAGGGCTGGAGCGGGGCGCGCTCGACCTCCGGCGTTGGCGTCGCGCGCCAGTTGCCGAGGGCGGCGTGGAGCCCGCCGGCGAGGACGTAGCGCTCGACGCGTCCGCCATCGCGGCCCCGGTCGCCCGCCTTCTGGCGCAGCCGCTCCAGGACGTCGTCGTCCACGTATCCCAGCGCCCCGAAGATGCTACACATGCGCGGCCTCCAACGATGCGAGTTCACGGCGCCAGAGGAAGCGCATCTCCTTCTGCGCGCGGAGGTAGAAGCGGACCTCAGCCTGGAAGTTGGTCAGGGCGCGCGCGCCGACGGGGCGCGGCCCTTCGTGCGTCGGCGGCTGGAGCCCGCGCCACGCGCCGGTCGCCGCCGGAGCGTACCCCCAGTTGGTCGCGTCGACGGTGTGGAAGGGCACGGCGCGGAGGATGGCGAGGTCGGAGACGCCGAAGCCGTGAATCTTCTTGGGCCAGACCTTGTCGAAGCACGCCTTCACCCACGCGAGCTTCGCGCGACGGTTGACGCCGACCATCCCACCGATGGCAATCTTGGGGTAGTCGCGAGCGAGCCCCACGAGCACGTTCCACGGCTCGCCCTGGTGGTAGCAGGGGATGGCGTCGACGCCGGCGGCCCACATTCGCTTCGTGTTCGCGTGCGAGGCGCGCCAGTTGTTGATGACGTCGAGCGCGAAGACCTCGGAGAGCCGCGAGCCAGGGAGCGCGCGGAGCCGCTTCGCGGTCGCGATGAACTCATCCAGCTCGATGACGCGACCCTTCGTGTGCGCCGAGAAGGCGCCCGAGTCGAGCACCCAGTCCTCGTACGAGAGCGACGCTTCCAGGCGCTCGAATTGCCGGAGCACCATGTACGAAACGAGCAGCCCCGGCCGCAGCTCGGGGTTGCCGAACGTCGCCTTCACGACGGAGTCGCCGGCGAAGAGCGCGAGGCGGATGGTCGTCACGCCGCGCTCACCCCCGGAGAGCCGATGGCGGCCAGCTCGCGACGCCAGAGGAACTTGAGCTTGCGCTCCAGCTTCATGTAGTAGCGGACCTCCGCGCGGAGGTCGTACGTCTTGCGCGTGCGGAGGACGACCCACTTCCCGTGGCCGATGCCAATCCAGTTGCCCCCAATCATGGGGTACGCCCAGTTGGCGCTGTCGACGCTCTCGAAAGGCACGGCGTGGAGAATCTGCTGGTTGAAGACGCCGAAGCCGTGGATGCGCTTCGGCCAGACGCGCGCGAAGCACTCCTTCACCCACTTCAGCTTTCGGTTGCCGGGGGCACCGACCATCCCACCCAGCGCAATCTTCGGGTACTCCCGCGCCATCGTCTGGAGGACGTGCCACGGCTCGCCCTCGTGGTAGCAGGGCACCGCCTCGACGCCCTGCCGCCACATCTCCTCGGTGTTCTTGAGCGAGCCCTTCCAGTCCCCGATGACGTCGAGCGCGAAGACCTCGGTGGGCGGCCGGTCGATGCCGCGCATCCGCTTGCAGAAGTCGATGTAATCCTGGAGGCGAATCTCCTTGCCGAGCGTGAACGCGCTGTACGCGCCGGAGTCGAGCACCCAGTCCCGGAAGACGAGGTTGGGCATCTCCTTCAGCACGTCATCGATGATGACGTAGGAGACGAGCAGCGCGGGAGACTCCGGCCCGCAGAACGTACGGGTGAGCATCTCCATCGCGTTGTTCACCGCCATGCGTACGACGGTCACGGCGTCACGCCTCCGAGCCGGCGGGGAGCAGCGAGGCGTGCGCGGCGCGCTTCTCCGCCGCGTCGGAGGACGCGTCGGCGGCGTCGAGGTCGACCTCCGCGGCCAGCTCGTTGAGGAGCACGATGAGACCGTCCCGGAGCGCCTTCGCGTCGTCGGAGACCATGCCGGTGCGCGCGAGCACGACCTTGCGGAGGACGGCCCACTCACCCGCGCTCAGCTCCAGCGTCCCGCCCTTCGCGTCCTTGGGCTTCGACGCGTGCGGCTTCGTCTCCTCGCCGGCGGCTTCGGCGTCCGCGTTCGTCGGCGGGATGCTCGCCGACTCCGCGCTGTAGACGGAGCGCATGAGCGCGTTCAGCTCGTCGTCGTGGAAGCCGGTGACGGAGAGGAGCGCGGCGTCGTCCGTCTTGATGCTCTCCAGGAGCGGGACCAGCTTCTCGTAATCCCAGTCAGCCTCGTAGCCGAGGCGGTTGTCCGCGATGGCGTACGCGCTCGCCTCCGCCTCGCTCTCGAATTCGTGGAAGCGAACGGGGACCATGCCCGGCCCCGGCGCGCCCTTCGCCACGAACGTCGCGTCAGCGGCGAGGATGGCGCGGAGCGCCTTGAGACGCGTGTGCCCGGCGACGAGCTGACGCCGCGAGGTCCAGACGACCACCGGGGCCACGAAACCGTAGCGGCGGATGGAGTCGGCGACCTTCGGGACGGCGGCGTCGTTGTCGCGCGGGTTCGCCTCCCACAACTCCAGCTCGCTCTCGGGCACCCACTTCGCGATGTCGTTCGGGTCGGCCGCGGTCGTCGGGGCCGGTGCTTTCTTCTTGGCAGCCATCGTCACTTCTCCCGGATGAGGGCGAGCAGCTCCGCGCGCGCCGCGGCTTCGTCGCGGAAGTCGCCGCGCATGGCGCTGGTCGTGGTCGCGTGGCCGCCCTTCTTGACGCCGCGCATCGACATGCAGAAGTGTTCGGCGCGGAGCACGACCCCGAGCGCGACGGGCTGGAGGACGCCGGAGAGGTAGTCGGCCACCTCCGTCGTGAGCTTCTCCTGCACCTGGAAGCGGTTGGCGTAGTGGTCGACGACCCGGGCGAACTTCGACAGCCCGAGGACCTTGTCGCCGGGGACGTAGCCGATGGCCGCCGTCCCGACGAACGGGAGCCCGTGGTGGGCGCAGAGCGAGTGGAAGCGGATGCCGCTGACCACCACCAGCTCGTCGCACCTGGGCTTGTTCGGGAACGTGGTGAGCTTCGGTGGGCTCTTGCCCATCGTGTGCCACTCGGTCATGAACCGAGCCACGCGGGACGGAGAGTCGACGAGGTGGGCGTCCTGCGGGTCGTAGCCGAGGCCGCGGATGACGGTGCGCCAGGCGGCGGCCAGCCCGGCAGTCTTCTCGCGAGACATGGTGGCTTGGACACTACGCGAGTGTACGAAGCCTTACAAGGATTGCTACAGACCGAAGACCTTTTGGACCGGCTCGCCGCTCCAGATGCGCATGTTGGGGTCGCGCTCATCCATGCCGAGGAACTTCCCGAGGCCGTACGCGCGAGCCATCCGAGCTTCCCGCGTGAGGGCGCGGCGCTCCTCAGCCGCAAGCTCATACATGCCGGCCACGGAGTCGAGCGCGTCGAGCACGGCCTGCGCCCCGTGCTCTCCGGCCATCCGTGTCGCGTGCTGGACTATCTCCGGCGGGAAGCCCACGAGCCGGTCCTCCACGGCCGCGAGAAAGCGGCAGCGGAGGAGCAGGACGTCGAGCAGCGCTCCGCGCTCGCCGGTGACTTCGCCGACCGTCTCCGGCGGCTCATCCAGAAGCCCGAGCGCGACGACCTCGGCGCTCATGCGGCGCGGACGCTCCCGGCCTCGACGATGAGGTGACGGTCGGCGCGGAGCCCCGCCACGAGGTCCTCGTTGTGCGTGATGACGACGACGCACCGCGACTGCCCCAGCTCCGCGAGCGCGGCGCAGCACCGCTCGATGCCGTCCTTGTCGAGCGAGTCGAAGACCTCGTCCATGAAGAGCGTCCCCGGCTCCGCGCCGTGGGCCGCGGCGGCGACCTCCCCGAGCGCGAGAAGGAGCGCGACGTCGACGCGCCGGCGTTCTCCGCCGCTCGCGGCCGCGTAGCCTTCGCCTCCGCCGTACGCGCCACCGGAGCCGACGAGGTTCAGGGAGATGGCGTCGCTCTGCCCGCCGGTTTTCTTCTCCGTGTACGCGGAGACGGTGAGGGCGACGCCGGTGCCGAGCCGCGCGAGCCACGCGTTGGCGACGTACTCCAGGCCGGCGAGCGCGGAGCCGAGCACGTGGGCGCGCACGCCCTTCGTCCCGAGCACGCGGACGACGGCCTCCAGCGTCCGGTGTTCCTTGTCCGCGGCCTTGAGCTTCTCGTCGGCGTCCGCGTGCGCCGTCTCGACCTCGACCAGCTTCGCCTTCGCATCGGCGAGCGCCGCACGGAGCCGCTCACGCTGGGCCGCAGCGCTCTTCGCGCGCTCCAGGTTCGCCGTCGTGTGCGACAGCTCCCCGCGAAGCTTCGCGAGCAGCTCCCCGACCTTCGCCGACGACGCGGTGAGGGCGTCGCGCTCCTCCCCCAGCTCCTCCAGCGTGCTCGACGCCGCGGCGGCTTCCTCGTCAGCGCGCGCCTTCGCCGCCTCGGCGTCCTTCGCCGCAGCCTCGGCGGCCGCTTCCTTCGCCGCAGCCTCCTTCTGGAGCCGCGCGCGCTGGGCGGCTCCCACGGGCTGCTCGCACGTCGGGCACGCTTCGTCTTTGAGCGCGGTGAGCAACTCCGCGGCGCGCTTCGCGTCGGAACGCGCCAGCGCCGCGCTTCGCTCCGCGTTGGAAGCGTCGCGCTGGGCGGCCCTCATCGCGCGCTCCGCTTCGGCGAGGTCGGAGCGGACGCCGGCGAGGAGCCCCTGGATGCGCTTCGACTCCGCCTCCTGCTTCGCGATATCGGCGCGGATGCGCTGCTCGTCGGCGGCGAGCGCGGCGGGGTCGCCGCTCGCCTCCGCGTCGTGCTCCGCGAGGACGCGCTCCGCGTCGAGCACACGAGCGCGCGCGCCGTCGAGCCGCTCCACGAGCACCGCCACCTCTCGCGTCAGCCGCGCCACCGTCACGTTGGCGATGGCCATGTCCCCGCGAGCGCGGTCGCTCGCGACGTCGAAGCGCTCCAGCCCGAGGATGCCCTCCAGGAGCCGCTTGCGCTCCGCGTCGGTGGCGAGCGTGAAGTGGCTCGCATCGGACGACGAGAACACGGCGGCGCGCCGCCAGACGTCCCACGAGCCGATGACCGCCTCCAGCGCCATCTGCGCCTTCGTCGTCGTCTCGTACTGGACCGGGTCCGCGTTCGGCAGCGACCAGTCGAGGTCCTTCTTGCCCTTCTTGTGCGTGCGGCGGGCGACGAGGCCGCTGGCGTCCACGAGCAGCGCCTCCCCCGCGTCCCCCTTCCACGGGTTCGTGCCGCGGAGCGTTCGCCCCCAGCCGGCGACGGACACGCCTTCGGGGATGCTGCTCTTGCCGGCTCCGTTCGGGCCGGTCACGACGACGACGCCGCGGCGGGGGAAGTCGATGACGCTCCCCGCGTGGCTCATGAAGCCGGAGAGCCGGAGCTGCGCGACGTTCACGATGCGCCTCCGAACAGTTTTTCCGCCGCTTCCTGGGCGGTCATGACGCCGAGGCCCACGAGCGTCTTGAGCGCGGCGTGCGCCTTCTCCAACTTCTCCAGCTCCGCGACGCGAGCGCGGAGCCGCGTCAGCTCGTCGGCGACCGGGCCGGGGTCGGGGGCGCGCCGCGGGAGCGGCGCGGAGAGCGCGGCGGGGAGCCCGTCCTGCTTCGCTTTCGCCGCCGCGCGCTCGCGCTCCATCTCCGCCTGCCGTTGCATCTCGCTGCCTTCCCAAGCGCTCATGTCCGTCTTCTCCTCTTCGATGGGCGGGAAGTCACTCCCGCCGAAGCTGTCCGGCCCCGCGGGCTCGTCGTCGTCCTTGAGCGCAGCCAGCGCCGCCTCGGTGTCGACCGTGTACCCGGCCTCCGGCGCGGTCAGGCCGAGGCTCGCGAGCTGCGCGCGGTCCTCGTGGAAGAGCGTCACCGCGTGCGCCTTGCCGCGCATCTCGTTCAGCTCGTGCGCGAGCATGCTCTTGGTGAGCTTCGGAAGCTGCTCGGGCTTGAGCCGGAGCAGACATGGGAAGACGCCGCGCGAGCGCCCCTGCGTGACGGCTTCGAGGACGCTCTTGTAGTCGGTGACGTTGTGCGCGATGACGAGCCGGATGACGTCTCTCAGCCGCGCGCTCTTGCGGTCGAAGCGCGTGACGGTGATGAAGTCGCGCACGCGGTCGGGGATGGCCGCGTCATCCTTCGGATGGAGACCGGGGTGGAGCATCGCGCCGCCGGCAGGGAACGGCCGCTCCTTCTCCTCCTCGGACGCCGCGCCGTTGGCCAGCATCATCGTCGTGGTCGTGACGCCGTCGTGGCCGCGGCTCCGGGGTCTCAGCACGCGCTCCGACTCCGGGATGGACGGCGGCGCGGGCGGGTCGGGCGTCGCCGGAGCAGGGAGGAAGGTCCAGCTCGCCTTCTTCCGACTCAGCGCGCGAACGGGCAGCCCGGCCTCCTTCGCGCGCTCCGTCAGTCGCCAGCTCGCGGCGTGCGGGCCGACCTCGTGCATATGGAGAATCATCTCCACGCCCTCGCGCTTGTACTTCGCGAGGTCGTAGTTTTCGACGTTCCGCGCCTCGAAGCGGACGACGACCTCGACGCCGCGAGCGGCGAGGGCGGGGAGGGTGTCCTGTTCGAGGAAGTAGTCCTCGAAGCTCGTCACGAGAATGACCTTCATGGTCTTCTCTTCCCTAAGCGCGGCCACGTTCACCGCGGCGGCTCTCCGCGGCGCTTCCGCGTCACGTACTGGAAGCGCACGCCGTTCTCCTCCATCTGCTCGGAACGGAAGACCTCCTCCCACGACGAGCCCGTGGGAAACGAGCAGCGGACGGCGGCCGGCTCCGGGAACGACAGCCCGACCTCGGTGAGGTGCATCACGTCCACGCGCGCGAGCAGCGCGTTGTAGATGGCCGCGCCGCCGATGACGAACGGCTCGTGGTCGACGCGGAGCGCGAAGTCGAGCGCGCGGTCGGGCGTCGAGAAAGCCGCCACGCCGGCGTCGACCAGGGAGCGCGGCTCGCGCGTCACGACGAGGTTGGTGCGGCCAACGAGGGGCTTGCGGAGGGACGCGAACGTCGCGCGGCCCATGACGACCGCGTGCCCCATCGTCAGCTCGCGGAAGCGCCGCAGGTCCGCGCGGATGTTCCACGGGATGCCTCCGTCGAGCCCGATAGTGCCGTCCTCAGCGACGGCCGCGATGAGGTGGACCGTCACGGCCGCCACCCCTGGGCGCGGAGCACCCCGACGATGTCGGGGCCGCGCCAGCCCGGCGGCTTCCTCGGCTTCTGCGTCGGGTCGGGGCGCTCGCTCCACTCCTCGACATTCGAGCCGTGGAAGCCGTCCTTGAGCGCGACGTACACCGGGTCCTTGTCCATGTTCGCGCGCCCCACCTCCTCGAAGCCGGGGTCAGCGTTCGTGCCGATGACGGCGTGCGTTCCCTCGACGACCCAGCCGAGGTCCAGGAGAGCGTCGTACGCCTCGGGAAGGTCGACGCCGACCGGCGCCAGCCGAATCAGCTCGCGCAGCTCCGCCGTCGCCGCCTCGACAGCCTCGTGGATGCCGTCGAAGTCTCCCCACTCGTGGTCCTCGGGGTCCGCGAGCGTCGAGAGGAGCAGCTCCTCGAATTCCTCCAGGATGAGCGCCAGGCGGAAACGCACCTCGGCGTCCGGCGGGACCGTCGGCGTCCAGCGGACGGGGTGGCCGAACTTCTGGTGGAACGCGCGCACGCGCCGCGCCAGCGTCCGGTCGGCCATCTTCGTCATCGCCGCTTGCAGCTCGGTGACCTGGACGCGGAGCGCGTCTCGCTCCGCGATGAGGGCTGCGTGCTCCGAAGCGTTCACCGTGATGAGAGCCAGCGTCATCGTCCACCTCCGAGATAGCCGCGCGCGCGGCTCTCCACGTCCTTCCGGTCCAGGTCCTCGTCGAGCGCCATCTGGCCGACGAACGCGTGGAGCGCCTCGTCGAGCGTCTCCGCCTTGCGGGCGCCGTACGCGGCCGAACGCGCGGCGGCCTCGGCCTCTCCGGCGTCCGGGTTCGCTTCGCCGCCGACGACGGTGCCGCGCTCGCGCGCTTCGTCGAGCAGGGAGCGCGCGTCGGAGAGCACGTCGGCGGAGGCGACGAAGTTCACGTACAGCGAGAGCCCCTCCAGCTTCGCGCGCCGCTCGGCCTTCTTGAGCGCGCCG